CTCCCGTTCCCTGCTAATATTCCGGCCATTGCGGCGGCGGTTTCTCAGGGCGCCCAAATCATCTCGACAATGAGCCAACTGCAGTCGGCGTTCGGTGGAGGTCGCGAGCGCGGCGGGACAACTATCCCAGGTTTCCACTACGAGGTCGGGGAGAACGATACGCCGGAGCTCTACGAGCAAGGCGGGCGCTCGTTCCTTATTCCAGGCAATAAAGGCAATGTGGAACCGATGGCCGGCGGCTCGCTAAACCTGAATGTTCATGTTATCGACAATAGCAGCGGCGTAGAGATCTCGGTCGAGCAATTGACGGAGGAGGACGTCCGGATAATTGTCGACGACAGAATGAACCGGAATACCGGAAGGATCGTAGCGAGAGAGCTCGAGGATCCAAATTCTAACACCTCGAGGGCGCTCGGAAAGAACACGCAAGCCCCACGCAGGAGAATTGCATAGATGCCTTTACCCGTCTTTCCATTCCGACCGACCGCGCAAGGGTATAACCCGCAAGCTCTCGCGACCTCCGCACAATCTCAGGTAGGAGGCGGCTTACCTCGGACACAAACCATTTTCAGGAATGGCGCGTACCTCCTTAATGTGACGTGGAGGCTCCGACAGGCCGAGGGCGACCAATTGCAAGTGTTTTGGATCGACGAGCTCCAGAGCGGCGGCCTCCCGTGCCAGATGGAGTTAGTAACTCGCTACGGTCATATCGAGGACCACGAGGTCCATTTCGTGCCAGGATCGTTTAGAGGTCCGCAGATCTCAGGGCAGCGCCGGACCTTTTCCGCGCAGATCTACGCGAAAGCTATCGCGGCGAGAGACTCCGACTACGAGACCTCGGTGGCGCTAATGATGGGCGAGTACGGGACCGGCCTCGACGAATTCGCGCGGACGATGGAGCGGATCATGCAAAATTATCTGGTGGAGGACGCATGACGCGCCTAACGGAATTTTATCTTGATCGGGACGCGACAAATATCCGTTTAGAGACGCTCGAGATCTCACACCCGAATTTTTCGCAGACTTACTACTTTGTCCAGAATGACGGCGACGGCCTTACGGCTACGCTCGAGGATGCGACGTCGCAGGTTTTCGAGTTCCTCCCCTTCACGCTCTCCAGATCCGGCCAGAATGGAACGCTGGACCAAGGGATCCGCGTCGACCTCGGGGATCTTAACGAATCAGTTACCGCGGAAATCGCAAACATTCGCGCGGCGGGCGGGATGCTTACGAAACCCGTCGTTAAGTATCGCGCTTTCGAGAGTGACGACCTAACGGCGCCGCTCGAGGGGCCGTGGGAGTTCGAGATCTCGGCGGCGCCTCGGACACGTCGAGGCGTTTCGCTTGAGGCCGAGGCATTGCGTCTCAGTCTCCAGACGACCGGCCTCCTCTACAGTTTCGACAAGTTTCCAATGCTTAGGGCTTTCGTCGTATGACGCCAAACATTGACCACATGATCGGGCGCCCATATTGCGCGGAAACCTACCATTGCGGCCACACAGCCCGCGACGCGTGGGAGATCTTAACCGGTGAAGATCTCACGGAAATAATGCCAGGCGTCTTACTTCCGCCGGAGCAAAGAAAGATTTCTAAGGTACTCCGCGCGAATTGGGTGGAGCTCGAGGAACCGGTCTCGCCTTGTGTCGTCGTCTTTCGTAAAAAGGGGATGCACGTCGGTGTCTACTGGAAGGGGAGCGTTATCCATATCGCGCGACCAGGCGTCGTTTGTTTCCCATTGCACTTAGTCGAGATACAACACGGTAAAGCGAAATTCTTTTTACCGGAGTCCCGACGTGTTAGATCTCGTATTTCTGGAGCCGATCAGTCAAACGATTGAACAAGTCCAAACCGACGACATAGGGGCAGAGCTCACTAAACGACGGGCGGCCCTCTCTGCATCAAACACCCGAATTTATCGGGGCGAAATCGCAGAGCAAAACGACATTACACAAACCGATTTTTTGGATCTAAAGGATCTGGACGGCTCGCGGATCTACGTCGTCCTCTATCCGGCGGGGTGGGATATCGTCCTCTATGCCGCCGTCGCGGTCGCCGCAGCTCTTACGGCGGCCCTCCTTATCCCGTCGCCCGCGGTTCCATCACTCCGGAATGATAACGTTCAATCTCCGAATAACTCACTCGGAAACCGGACAAATCAGGCGAGACCAAAGGCGAGAATTCCCGATATTCAGGGAACAGTTAGAGCGGTCCCCGACCTTATCGCTATTCCCTATATTAAGTACGTCGACCACGTAGAGCGAGAGATCGCCCTACTCGGGCTCGGCGTCGGTTCCTACTTCATTCCGACGACGGAGATCCGCGACGGGGAGACTCTCGTCTCCGAGATCGTCGGCGCCTCGGTCCGCGTCTACGATCCAGGCGACTACCCAAATAAGCCCGCCGTTACGCCCTCGGTCTCGGTCGGCGACGACATAGACGAGCCGATTTTCTCCACGTTCCTCTCTAACTCCGTAAACGGCCAGACTTTGGAGCCGTCGAATAATAAGCAATACGCCGGAGATCAGGACATAATTTTCAAGTACCCGAACGAAGTCCACCTAATCAATCAAGAGTTTTTCGACGGATCGTTCGAGAATGTCGCCGACTTTTTCGACGCGGGCGATACGCTCGAGCTCTCTAACGCCGCCTTTACGATTTCGGTAGATGGCGACGAAGTTACAGCGGACGCCTCTCTCCGATGCACGGCGGCGGGAGAAATCGAGTTCGAGACTTACGACCCGTCCGACTTCTCCGCGGGGCAGATCATCACGGCGAGCGGTTTCGTATTCTCCGGATCCGGATCCGTACCGACGGAAACGGGGAGCGACACAATCGCCGACGGAAATAATACCGTTTCCGTGACTCTCGCTACGGATATGCCGTCGACGAATTACGCCGTTTATCTAGAGTCCGCGGATGGCTCCTTTGTCTATGCTACGAATAAGACGGTTTCCGGTTTCGACATTACGCGAGACGGGACGACCGGCGCCCTCGACGTAGACTGGGAGGCCTCGAGCCTCGACGGGCCGACGGGAGAGCAGACGCTTGACCTCTCCGGCGTCTACACGATTGCGAGCGTCACAACAGGCTCGGGAACAGGCAAGCTCACGCTTACCAGTCCGGAAAACGTAAACGTAGACTGGAACAACATTTCGACCGTTTTCGGAGCCTCGACGCCGACGCCTTACCGCGTCGCTCGGGTGGAGCGGGAGGCGGGGACCGTAGAGCTCGACCTAACGGAGACCTACACAGTCTCCAGCGTCGACACCTCCTCAGATCTCGGCTATGCCTCGGCGGTTATTTTCCTCTCGTCTCCGGCTTCCGTAAACTCGGACTGGACGCTTTTAGACGACGCGGCCGGCGACATTTCCGGACTCACCAATGCGATTATTGTCGGCAACAATGCGGACGCATGGGTGGGGCCGTTTAAGGTCAAACAGCCAGGGCTTACTCGCCTCCTCGTCAATCTCGTTTGTCAGCAAGGCGCCTATAAAGACGACGGAAAAAAACAATATGCGGCGAGCGTGGAGTGTGAGGTCGAGTACACCCCTATCGACGCTAACGACGTGGCAACAGGTCCAGCCGTCACGACGACCGCGACCGTCGTCGGATCCAATGTGTCTAAAAATATTCGAGCCGTTTCGCTTCCGATTGATCTACCAGGCGACGAGGTCGGGTACAGCGTCCGAGCCCGTCGGATTACTCCAAAAGATGAAGATTTCGAGGGGACCGTAGTCGACGAAGTGAAGTGGCGACACCTTTACGCGCAACGCGAGGAGACCGGCGAGAAGTTCGGGGACGTTACGGTAGTCCATTCCCAAACAATCGCGACAGAGCGCGCGCTAGGCGTCAAAGATCGGAAATTAAATATGGAGGTTACTCGCAAGCGTCCACTACGCAACGCGGGGACCGATACCTTTACCTCAGGCCTATTCGCGACCAATCGCGCGGACGAGATCTTTTGCGCGCTCGCTCTGGATCCAAACGTCGGCGGGATGACGGTCGACGATCTGGACATTGACTCGATCTACGACGCCGTCGCCGCCGTAGAAAACTATTTTGGAGGCGCCGAATATATCGAATTTTGCGCAACGTTTGACGACGACAACCTCTCGAGCGAGGAGACACTACAGGCCGTTGCAGAGGCGATTTTCTGTAAAGCCTACCGACAAGGGCGCCAGATCCGATTGGTTCCAGACATTGCGAGTAACCTCGCTACAATCCTCTTTAACCACCGTAACAAGCTCGTAGGATCCGAGCGCCGGACTCCGCGCTTTGGTGCCAGAATGGACGCGGACGGCGTCGTGCTCGAGTACGTCGACGAAACCGACGACGCGCGGATCTCTATCGAAATGCCCGCCGACGGCTCCGCGCTTAAACCGCTCCAGGCGAAAACGGTCGGCGTCCGGAATGATCGGCAAGGCTGGACGCACCTCCAGAGGTCTTACGCCGAGCTCCTTTACACGGACGAGATTTCGGACTTCACGGCGACGGAGGAGGCCTTTTTATTGGTCCCGACTAACCGAGTCATGTGTGCAGACAACACGCTTTCATCTACTCAGGACGGCGAGATCCTCGAGGTCGACGGTTTAACGTTAAGGCTATCGGAGCCGGTGGAGCTTACGGCGGACTCTGTTATCTGGTTCCATCATAAGGACGCCAGCATGGAGGGGATTCCAGTCTCCGCGGGATCCACGGACGAGGAGGTAGTTTTAGCCTTTGCGCCTCGGCTTCCCCTTGTGCCAGATCGCGCAAAATATACGCCGATCCCCTACAACATTGTCGACGGATCCGACACAGCAATCGACGCTTTCCGAGTTGCCGAGCTTGAGCCGGAGGGCAATTACGCGGCCCGCGTTTCTCTGGTCCGATATACGCCCCTCCTCTTTATCGAGGACGCAATCCGCGCGCGTTTCGAGGTCCAGACTATCGATGGCGTCGACGTAATAACGGACGCCGGTCCCGACGCTTTACCGCCGGCCGGCACCAATGAGACGATTACCGACGACGCCACACGCGGGAACGTTATCGACCTCACGGCGGCCTCCTCCGACCTTTCTCCGTCTCTCGCAATGACGAGCAACTATACCGCGGCTTTCTGGATCTACGCGGCCACGTCCGCGGACTCCGTCATTCTGGCCGACGGATCTCACGACTATCTCGCGAGAACGTCGGCGGGCGCGCTTACGGTAGACCACGGGACGCCAGTCTCCACGGCAAGCGCAACCCTCTCCGCGGCGGCTTGGGTACACGTCGCCGTCGCCTTTGATGGCGACCTAGATCCAGGGACGGACAACCTTACGATTTATGTAGACGGCGAGGCGGTGTATACCGACGAGATCGGCGACAAATCCCCGACGGGGACGCTTACAATCTCGGGGACGGCGCTCCTCGATAAGTTCCGTTTTTACGCTCGGCCTTTGAGCGCGGAAGAAATCGCGGCAATATTCACACTGGAAAGTTAAGCGAGGTTTTAACGATGGCCTTCCCAACTCAGACGACACTAAACAACACCGAAGCCCACATGGTCCGGTTTCAACACTTTATGCAAGCCGCGTCCGACGCTGCAGACCCCTACGGCTCGGCGGATCCAGGCTGGTTTACTAATCTCGACGGCTCAGAGCGCCAAGTCCTCGCAAAAGTTATCGAAGTCGCGGTGGAGGCGGGCGCGTCGGTATATGCCCCGATAGCAGTCGAAACCGCCGCCGAGCTCCCGACCGGAAAAGCTCAATATGTCCGCGCGGAGGTCTACAACGACTCCACGGAAGCCAATAACGGGATCTATAGCAGCGACGGCGATGATACGTGGACGCAGATCTCTACTGAAACCACAATAGGCCTTGCGGAGCAGGTCGCCGCAGCGCAAGCGCAAGCGGACACGTTGACGGGATATGTTAACGACGGTTTTCCGGATCCGGTCAAATTTTTGGGAGGCGTTTCCGGAACAATGAAAGCCGGATTCGTGGAGGTCGACTCGTCGCTTGAGGATCCTTTGGATCTCGTTCCTTATCCGTTCGCGCTTATGGATAAATCCGACGATGACTGGCCGGTCTACATTTATCTAAATGATAGCGGGAACCTAATAATTCCCTCAATCTCGGAGGCGTTTAAGGCGGAAATGAATTCAGGAACCCCAGATTTTCCCGACGGTCTCACCACCGAATCCATTAACGGTTACGATCTCAAAGATTACGGAACGGACCCATTAGACCAGCCAGAATATGAATCCGGCGTAATCGACGAAAACGACAAACAAGGAATCGCCAGAAACGGCGCCGACCTTGTCGCCAGGGCATACCGGTTTATAGACAAGGGCGAGCCTCTGGATCTTAAGCCGTACACTTTCGCGCACGAAGCCAACGAGCGAGTCGGCTTTGGTGTACTTATGGAGAAGATCGACGGATCTCCGGCGGATCGCTTCATTGACGAATTTAGAGCGACCGAGGAGCAGGTGGCCGAAAACCTTTCGGACCGCTCCATCCTATCAGCCAGGCGGCAAGGGCGAGTCGTCATTGGTCAAAAGCAGGATTTTGACGGCTTCATTTCTCAGTTTCGGAAATATATCCACCGGACTCACATTTCAGCAATTCCAAACACAGATGAGCCGATCCTTTCAAACTTCGATACGGGGCAATCCAATATCGAGGGCGGCGGAACGGACTCGGCTGTTATTCTGGAAAATCCGTTTCCAATGCATTCATTTTGTTTCGGGAGCGTGACGTCCTCCAGTGGCGACAATCTGAGAACTGAAAGCGAGTTTTACGGGTTACAACCGCGCCCACCGGTGAATTATTCCACGGGTTCAATCACGTTTCACCGCGCCACAACGATGAAGGCTTACGCTCAAGAATATTTCTTCCGGAACCGTATCGGCGGAAGAACAGGTCCAGGAATTTTTGATTTTTCGGCCTCATGGGGCGGAAATCCGATTTCCAATATTATGCCAGGATCTAATACCTTTGAGACGCTGGACGCGGCCATGAACGCATGGGCGAGAATGCTCGGCGAGTTCGAGCGGACGACGTTTATCCCTTATTTCGATATTAGAATCGGAGAGTCGGAGTCCGCCGGTTATGGTGAGGATCTTTTAGAGCTCGCGGAGGCTTTGGTGTCTCACGCTCAAGCGGCGTTCGGCTCGCTCCTCGTTAATACTCCGAAAATTCTGGCAATCCAGCCAAACCAAAGGACGGACGAAATCGAGTACGACGATATAGCCGAGGAAATCCAGCAAACCGCGCTTGCTAATCCTTCAGTTATCGAAGTTATGCCGATCTACGATGCACCAATTATCGGGCCAGACAAAGAGCTACAAAGCGGGGCGAGCGCGGGCGATACAGATCTAATACACGACAAGGTCGAGGGCCGAATGCTCCACGGAGCACACGCGGCGCTCCGTCACGTCCGCGCGTATCTCGGAGACGAATTCGATACGCTAAAGCCGTCTACGGTAACGTTAGGATCTGATGGCACGGGCTCTTATATTGATGCTTATTACGAAACCGTTCCAGATGAAGCCCACGACGTCGAGTTCGACTCTGATTGGTTGCCCGCGACCACAAATGAAGGTTTCACAATCCAAGACGACACCGGATCTCCTCCAGGAATTACCGGCGTAACGTTGCAAAACGCGCGGACTATTCGCGTCCGCCTCGACGCGGCCCCTACAGATCCTGTTGCTAATAATCTGGAGTTGGTCGCCGGACTAAGTCCGCAAGCCTCTCAGGAGGACTATTTTACAAGTTGCCGGTGTACGGCTTACAACCGTGACAGAATGCGGAATCCTTATCATGAATGGGGCTTCACGGTTCCTATGGAAGTTCGACACCGCCACGAAAAGGGAAAATATTCGGTTTCCGTCTAACACTCAGGAGTTCAGAAAATGAGTGACATTGGTCTAACAGGTTCAAAGCAAACTTTCACTAATCCGGAGGGGCTTCCGTCCGGTCGCCCCTATGGTTATCAGATGCAACAGAACCACGATTTTTTTGATGCGTGGTTCACTCTGAATAAGGCAAAAGTTACCGCGGACGAATCGACGCGCCGGATCTCCGTCGCCTCAAACCTCATAACCGGAGGAGCTAACTCCGGAGCGGCTTTGTCGCAATCTACGGACGGAAAGCGTCCGACTTTGGTGTCTAACGACGAGTCCGCGCATGTGGGCGCTACGTTTGCTAATTCGGTCCTACAGATGGGCGGTTTTGTTCCAAACTATAGCGCCGATTTCTCTTTTTGGTGTATTGCGGAAATCAGCTCCTACGCAGTAGGGACCATTCTCGGATCCGGATTGTCGGCGCCGCGGTGTCTGCTAAACACCGACGGAACGGACGAGCTCAGGCTGCAATATGGCGGACTGAATCTTTTCGTTCCGTTTGTGCTCGATACTAAATACCTGATCTATATCGGGCAAAATGGAACCGACGTGGCTCTCGGCGTCGGCGGCGTCGGCGTTGCATCGGACGACAAAGACACGAACGACGGCGGAAATGCCTCAACGTTTATCGGATCTCTCAACAACACGCCGACGCAATCCATTGCGGGAACTATTTACGACATGGGGTGGAGCTCTGGATACTTGCCAGACAACACCGCAATGTTTGATATTGTCAAAGGTTACGCCGCCAAAAACCACGGCGTTTCCGTAGACTTCTCGACCGTAATTTAAGGTTTTTTTCTATGATTGACGCAAAACGAAAATGGGCCGCGTGGGGCTCGCCAAAAGCGACGAAATCAGAGAAAGCAATAGCAAAACGCGCGCTTTCTCTGGATCCGGAGGGCCGAGTGAGAAAAGGCGTTTTGGATCCATTGGCGTTGCATGACGTCGAGTTATTCGAGCTCTCTCGGGATGGTCTCGACGATGACAGCCTCGCTATTCTTGAGGATCTGGAGACGCTACCAGACAAGCGCCGAGCGGCGGTGGCCGCGGCGTATCACGGCTTCTAATGTATCTCCTCGTAGAGCGATACAAGGAATCCTCGGCGGCTACGTTGTCGCGGATTTTTCTTGTCCAGTGTGGAGGCGTCCGCGAGTTCCTTTGCCACGGCCTCGAGGACGAGTACCGAGCGGAAAAGGTTCCAGGGGAGACCAGAATACCGGCGGGAACGTATCGCGTAGATCTCCGCACCGTTGGCGGGAAACATCAAAAGTACGCCGCGCGCTTCCCGTCCTTTCATGCTGGCATGATATGGATCCGCGACGTTCCGAATTTTCAATATATTCTTTGGCATATGGGGAATTTCGAGACGGAGTCCGATGGTTGCCTATTGCTCGGGGAAGGTGACGAGGACGCTATGGCGGTATGGAGCTCCTCGCCGACCTATATCCGCGTTTATAAGCGGATCGCTCCCCTTATCTCGTCCGGCCAGATCAAACAGGTAACCTACGTAGATCCCTGACGACCTATCGCGCTCGCCTCTCCGGTGATAATGTCGCTCGGAGAGGTGAATCGCATGGCTTTAATTCCTTTGCTTTTGAAATACTGGAAGCCTTTAACGGCTATCCTGATCGTTTGCCTCCTCGCGTGGTCGGTTAAAATTACCGTAGAACGCATTTACGAGGCCGGAGAGCGCGCCGGACGCCTCGAGGCAGAGGCAGAGTGCGCCGCGGCCTTTGAGGCTCGCAGAGCGGAAACAGAGCGCCAAATCTCGGAGATTGAAGCCGAGGAGCAAAAGAAGCGCGCCCGAATGGCCTCGCAGCTCGCGGAACAACGCGAAATTAACCGACAACTAACGGGCCAAATCGACGCCGATAATCGAGCGGCCAGAACGGAGAGAGATCGTGCAGTTTTTGAAGCGTTGGAAGCCTATCGCGCCGCCGGTATTTCTTGCCCTATTGGTGACAGCTTGCGGGACGACTACCTCTCCAGTGTGCGCGCCTTCAACTCCGATAACGGTAACTGAGTTCGTAGAGGTCCGACCGGATCCCGTCGACGCGTCCCGTCTCGAGGAGCCCAATCCTCCCCGCTTGCTCGAGGACGACGACGGCAACGCGGCGGCGACAAACGTCGATTTACTCCTCGCCTATATTACGGAGCTCAGAACCGACCGGCGGGGACTGGTCCAGATCATTAAATGCGGATTTAACGGAGATTGTCCGGAATGAATGTAATTCGAGGGATCGAAGCCGGAGCGCAACAGGTAGCCCAAGCCGCTACCGGAACCGTCGCGGGCGTTGCGGCGGTTCAAGCGACGGAATCCGTTAATTACCTCCTCTATGTGAGCGTCGCCCTAGCCGCGGCCGGCGGGGCAATTGCTAACGTCCTACTATCTGCAAAACGCGGCGGCCAGCCTCTCGACCTCCTCGTCGACGGCTTCATAGCGTTTTTTATTGGCGTCACTTTATGGGAACCTTTGGCGGGCTTCATGGCTCCACTAATACCAGGCGGGGCGGAATTGTCCGCAGTTCCCGCCGCCGCGCTCGTCTCATTGTTTGGCGTCGAGATTCTGGAAAAGGTTATTTTAAAGCGTTTCCGGAAAAATATCGGAGACGAGTCCGCGGACGAGAAATCGGAAAGCGAGCAAAAAAAATGACTGATTTTATTGTCTCAATTATAGATGCGATTTACGTCGCCTCCATTATGGCGCAAGCCGTCGCTTGTCCGGCTCTGGCCGTGGTAGTGATCAGATCGAAAGAGAACGTTAGTGCCGTCGTGGTCCCGAGCGTTTGGCGCTATTTGAAAGTTTGGGGACTAATCGGCCTCACGCTTTCGGCAATCATTGATTTAGTTACTTTCTACCATCTGGACCCCGAAGTCCGGACCGTTATCCTCCTCGCCAGATTGGCGGGCGCGTCGTTTTTGGTAGGGGTTACGGGCGCCCGAATTATTCAGGTTTGGGACGAGATCTCGGAAAACTCGGTTTACCTCCGCGCGATACGCTGGATATTTCTCCGGCATAAAGACGACAAGTTCATTTAGACCATGAAAAAAGGCGGCCTTTCGGTCGCCTCTTTTGTTTCTAGCTTGGCGGCTTTCCCGTCCCGAGTATGCCGTGATAATGGGCGAATATAGCGACCCGACTATCCGGCGTTTCGTCTAGTAACATACGGGCCGCCTTTGCGCCGATCTCGTCGCCTCTGGCAATCGAGACAGCTAAAAGCAACTCCATAGCCGCGGACCTCGTCTCCCATTGCTGGAGGGTAACAGAGAGCGCGGAGCTCGAGGCTCCGGCCTTACAAATCCAATCGAGGACCGTCGCCCCTTGTTCCGTTAGGTCGCCATGAGATCCGAGCGCGCGCCATTTCTCCTCGTGCTCCTCTCGGTATTCGCTCTCCCCTTCCCCTTTGCTCAGAAAGTTTAAAATGCGGGAGAGGCGCGCGGTACAGACGCCAAACAGTTCGACGGCTCCGGATTGCTCGAGTCGAGATCTAAGATTCTGCATTTGGCGTCTCCATTTGGTCGACGTTAGTCCGGTGGACTTTGAAGGTTAGGGCGACAATCTCCGGATTGTCGCGAGCCCGCTCCCCCTCTTTGTCGTGCAGGGAATCCCACAGGTTAAAAAATGTCTGTTTAGCTGGTTTCGCGATCTCGTTGTCAGAAACCGTGTAATATCTCCCGTATTTCGCCGAGCCATGACAGAAGCGCAAACCCTCGGCCACGGCGTCCTCGTCGGATATTTCGCCTAACCTTTGAAAGCGTTTGTCGACGACCTCGAGCGTAACCCTCGAAAATCGGCGGGGCATATGTATAGAGGGGCGACTCTTCCAATAAGCGCCGAGAGGATCGCGCCCCGTGGCCATGTATTCGACCTCGTCGCTCCACTTGGTCGGAGGCGGCATGTCCGGCGTAGGATCCGCGGTGCTCTGCCAAATGGACTCCCTAACGTACAAGAGGTCGCCGATCTCGACGCGAGCGAGCGGGCTGGACGCTAGTCGTCGCGTTTGGGTTTTACGCCCCTCGAGAAGTGCAACGACCATAGGGCCGCTAAAAATAATAGGGTGAATTTTCATTGTTTCAGTCTCTCAATTGTTGGCGGGCTATTTGCTCGCTTATGGGATCCAGTACCCAACCGCACAGGCGGTCGAAAGTTTGCCCCTTTATCGCGCGGTCGAGCGTTTGAGCCGTAACGAATAAGATCCCGCCTTTTTCGTCGGTCCGGAGTATCCAGGATCCGCGAATTTTTACGGAGACGCCGCCAGGTCGCTCGCAAGCGTTGCGCATATGCTGAATAGCGGCCTCTACTCTTATCCGTTTCGTCGTGAATAGAACACGGAGGCCGCAGCGGAGGAACTGGAGCGCCATCCCCTCGTCGATTAAGGCGCTCTCAGATCCGTAGCGAAATTGGTCCGCGTTCTCCATCACATGGGCTTATCAGTGTGGCCGAGCTCGACATAGCCATGCGGAGCCAGGTTAAGCAGCCCGCGCGCCTCGAGGCGGTCCACAGACGGAACCGGCCCCGAGCATAGGCCGAGAGATACACGGCTACTTGATCGCAACAGGGCGCCGCGGAGAGGGTTGCGCGGTCGACCGATCCGGAGTCTCGTCTCGTTTGAGACTGCATATTTCACGTAACGCTCTAAATAGCCGTCCGGAAAGTGAAAGTTGCTTATTTCTTCCATTTGAGTTTGCCCCTCCTTTTGGGCGCTTCCCGCTTTTTTGAAGCGGCTTTAAATTGCCGAATGAATCGGTAGTTAGGAACCTTGCGCATTATCCTCAGAGCGAGCCGAGCGGTTCCGAGGTCGAATAATGCGAAATGGCATTCATCTTCCGTAATGCCGAGTTGAGAAGCGAGATAAGCGTAGCACTCCCGCCGCGCGGCTCTCTGTACCTTTTCGGGATTACGGACGCCGCGCGCCTCGAGCGGGGCATGCTTCCAAATCCGGTCGAATACGTCGTGGCCCTCGATTCTCGCTTTACGCGTCGCGGCGTTTGCGGGGCGACCCATTGGCTCTTTTGTTCCTCGAAGACATGACACATAGGCGCCGCAGCTATCGCAGACACAGAACCACCGGTGGCGGGCCCAAATTGAGAAATCGGGAGAAATCTCCCCCCCTCGTTTAATCGAGGAGGGGCTTCCGCACTCGACGCAGGTCGGGGAACTCATTCCGGACGCTCCAGATCTTCCGGCCAGTCGTCGGCGGTCCACCAGCGACGGACAAAAGGACCGGAGAAGTATTGCCAGGGACCGCCGCCGCTATCGACGACAATCGCGGGCTTGCGAATTATTGAGCCGTTTTCGTGCTCGTAATAGTAATCAGGCGCCTTGCTCATTGATCCACCTTCTCCTCGTAAATCGCGTCCGCAGTATCGTAGGACGTGGAGTCGTTCTCGCGGAGCCAATCGAGGTTCCGAGCATGATCGCCCCAAATTTGCGGAAGATCTTCCGGAGACGCGGAGTGCATCAACAGGATAAAGGCCGCGGCCCATTTCTTCCGGTCGACCTCGCTCGCGGTCTCCAGATCCACCGGCGGCAGGGCTGGAGCTTGCTCCTCCACTACGTCGACAACCTCCTCCGGATCGTCCTCCACGGATGACGGTCGAACCGTTTCCGGTTTCGCGTCCATAGAATCTTTTGCAGCTCTCGACTCGTTGCGAGTATGTCGTGGAGCTTTATCGGATGGCGTCGTCTCGTGAGGACTCGCAGATCGCTCAGAGGTCCGCGCCTGCTCCGGCGATTGAATTCTCGGTCGAGATCTTGGCGTCGGCGATTGATTGGGCGCATATTGCGGCCCGTTGCTTTGTGATTTTCGATTTTGCTCCGAGAGATCGGCCAGGCTTTGAGGCTTCTTTTCAGTTTGGGCATTATTCGCCGCCTCCAGATCTATCAAATTGTCATTTCGCGCGATGACGTCGAAAAGGTCGGTAGAGAGCGGCGCGCGCTTGGCGAGACGACGCAGAACGGTTTTTTTCCACATCTCCCCCTCGAATTCTCCGTGCCACGGCCCTTTAGCTGATTTTGAAAATTTCTTGATCGCTAAAATCTCGTCGGCGCCCATTACGTCTATATACTGGCCGCCGTCTTTTGTGTGGAAGATAGCCCACGCGCCGTCCATCTTCCCGCGGTTTCTTAGTGCGGGGCGATGCTTTACAAACTCGTTAGAGCCGAGTTCGTAATCAATGAAATCGTTTTCATGGATAACCGCCGCAGAGATCGCGGTAATCTCTCCAGATTGGCGGGCGAGCTTTAAAATGCCGGTGATCATTGGCACGTAAACGGCCCTTTTGCTCCCGTTGTCTCGCATTGGCACGATAGCGGCCTCGCGACCGTCGGGGAGTAATCCATCTTTTGCGGCGGCCAGGCATGCGGTAATTACGGACTCCGGATTAAGGCGATAAACTTCCTCCAGTCCTTTGGAGTGAAGCACGGCGTTAGCGGCGACGCGCTGGAAACGGGCGACGTCGACATGATCCGGAAGCTCCGCCTTAAACTTCCGCGTTTCCGTCGCTATGTCTCGCTCTACGTCGCCGGTGTATTGAGTTAGCTGATTCATCGTAAGTCCCTTTTATATTGCAGGTTAATTAGATCGCCGTCGTCTAGCTCGACGAGCTCCTCCGAGTGATACCACGGCTCCTTAAGGCCGAAGATCTCAACGAATTTTGTGTATTTTTCGAGAGCGAGATCGATAGCGTCGGACGCTGCATCGAATACCGTCCCCGACGGAGCATGCCAGCGAGGAACCATGATTGGAGACTTTCCGGCCTTGTCGTCGCGGACTTGGTAGAAAAGCCAAACCCAAAGCCATTTTTCAGATTCAGCGATGGCGGAAAGGAGAGGAGAGGGGGCGACCTTAACCGCCTTTTTTTCCTCTGGATCCCAATCGTAAACCTCGCCGGCCGCGACCAGATCTCGCAAGGCGTGACGCCCGCGCTCGTAGTAGACGCGCTGGAGATCGTACTCAAACTCCGTAATTTGCTTAATTACCGAGCTCCCGACATTCTTCCCTCTCCAATTCGACATACTTTTAAGGTCGAGGATCCAGTCAGGGTGCAAGGAGTCGAAGCGGTTACGCATGAGGACGCCCGTCCGAGGATCCTCGCAAATTACCGAGACCTCAGAGATCCCGCCGCGGAGTTGCGGCCCTATGTCCTTATGATTGTCAGCGAGCTCCGCCATATGGCGGACGGCTCGGTGTTGCGCCGCGGTTAACCCTTGCACTCCAGACGCGACGGCGTCGTCGTATGGTCGCTTAATGAGATCCCAAACCTTAGACGAGAGTCCGGCCTCCTCGGCGGCGTCGATAAGGACCGGCTTAGTCGGTCGCTTAGGGTACTCAACGCAATGGAGATCTAAGAGCTCTTTGATCTGGTCCACAGTCCGAGCGGCGTCGGGATATTCCGCCGGATCCGGCTCCACAGTGAAGCCCGCGGAAAATGCGGCCTCTCCCTCGAGCATTAAGCAATGTAAAGCGCGACCGAGGACGCGAGCTTTTGGATCTCGAGTGTCCTCGTAATGCGGATTATGTCGGGAGGAATACCACCAGTCCGAGGGATTGGAGAGGAGGGTTTTAATGTCGGAGGATCCGAGGGCCGGAGCGGCGAAATAGACGGATTCCGGTAGGTTCAAATAGACGCCAGGTCTAAGCGTTTCAGTCATGATTTTTCCCTTTTACTCTGGAAATGTTTCCGAGATACGTTGGAGCCGTTTCTTTATTTTTCGTGCTCCACGTTTCCCGAGAGAGACATACCGCGGGACGATTGTCGAGAGACTAAACAACTCTCTTTTGTCGTCCTCGCGTATTTCGTTCACGAGATCCTCGAGCTCTTTAATCCAATCCAAAAGCGCGATTTCTCGCAATCTGGCCGCCTTGCTCGGCTCCCATTTGACAGGATCGGCGCCCTCGAGCTTGCGGCGGATTGCCTCGAGATCCGGCCTCCCGCTCATAGTAGGACACATATCGCCGCCGTCTTCCATCGAAGGCGCTCGCATTGCTCCTCGAGGAAATCCCAAGTATGGAGCCGGTCGGGATCCTCGGCGTTATCTGTCACGCCTAAGAAATCGGCTTGTAAACCGTGGAGATCTTGAACCGCGGCGGCGATCACGCTCTCCAGATACTCGCAATAGGCTACGATTTCGGAAAACTCGGTATCCGCAACGACGACAAGTTCGGGAATCGAGTCCATTTTGCCTTCTCTCAAAAGAGCGGCGAAATCAGGACGAGGAGGGACCGACACCCCTCCTATATTGATTTTAACGGTCTCAGGCATGACAACCTCTAGGACACTGGACGGAAAGAGACGTGCGGAACGTTCTCGCCCGCGATATGCTCAATAATCGCCTTAGCGGCGGCAGGAGAGACTTTTAGGCGTCCACACTGCATAAGCGCCGCCGCGGCCTCCTCTTTTGCCTCCTCGAGCTTCTTAGCGTCCATTTTGGCGACCCGCTCCCGCTCCTCGTTGGACCGGCGGACAATTTCCGCGTCTATGAGCTCAAGAGCCTTTAAGCGCATGCTCTCGAGATCCTCGGCCTTGTCGCCGTATTCTCGCTCTGAAATGATCCAGCTTTTATACTTTGAGAAGTACGCCGTTAGATCCTCGGAGGAATAACCGGTGACCATATCGGAGACGCGAGAAAGCTCGTAGCTCGCAGACTCCGAGGCCTTACGTTGCTCCTCGGAACGCTCGGCGAGAAAACGCGCGTCTATCTCTTTCTCCAGATCGGTTTGGAGCTCGTTAGCTTTGTTTACTAGGGCGGCGCTACGCTCCCCATATTGAACGGCACGGATAGTCGTCGCGGCAATGGTCGACCGCAACAGGGAGAGGCGCCCCCGATCTGTAGCCTTGTCGTCGAGCTCCGCGCGGATCCCGTCCAATTCGGCCTCCAGATCGTCCGCGGCCTTATTTTGCTCCGCAAGCCGTTCCTTACGTTGTCGCTCGGCTTCCGCGGCCTCGGAGGCGATACGCTCGGCCTCTTTGGCTTTTTCCGCCTCTTTGGCGCGCTCGGCTTCCGCAGCTCGTAGACGTGCCAGCTCGGCCCGCTCCTCCTCGGCGATACGCTCGGCCTCGGCCTCGGCGGCCTCCCGCTCCTCCATTTCGGTTATGAGGTTCGCTAGTTTCTCGCGCCCCTCGGCGGCAAGCGCGCGCAAATGAGCCGCGGACTCCTCGTTCGGACAATTGTCCTCGAGGATCTCCAGAGCGACCAGTTTCTCGAGACGGACACGGATCCCCGCGACCTTTTCGGAGATCTCAGGACGCCCGAGGTTTTGGATCGTTGTCCGAGTATCAATAACGTATTGCTTCCGATCCTCCTCGGCCTTTTCCCATTTGGTTAAAGGATCTCGGGACTCGTCTCGCAGATCGTCCATAGTGGAAACAATCACGTTACGCTTTGCGTTTATCCGTTTGATCAGATCGCGCGCGTCGTCTCCCATGCCTTTTCCGGCGGCGTCGATTGCGCTTTTGATTTTGGAGATCTGGTAAGCAAAAGCGCGGACCTTATCGCGGTCCTTTGCTTTCTCCATATCGGACGGGAGAGCGTCCATCTCGTCTTTAATTTGAGCGACGAGAGCGTCGAATAGATCTTTATCGTCGACGAATTTCGCCGGATCCTTTTCGGCCATGCCGATAAAGTCGCCGGAGTTGTCGCCGATTGTTGCGGTTTTCTCAGTCATTTAGGTAACTCCATTTTTGAAAGTGTTTCGACACATGCCGAATAAAGAGGAGCGGCGTCGACCATGCTCGGGATTGATTGAACAGGGACGGACGCCGCGACGGCTTGGTAGGAAATAGGGAAGCGCGCGCGCAAGTCGCCAAACACGGACCGGACGATCCCGTGGGACACCTTCCGATTGCCCTCAGCATAGTAGGAGAGGCGTCGGCGCAACATTGCGAGAGCGTCGTCGCGGTCGGCGTCGTGTATCGCTTGCAAGAGCAGATCTTTAGGCAAGTCGATATTAGCGAGCTCGCTGGATCTCCATCTCCCGCTCTCCGGAGGCGGAGGAAATCCGGCAAGTACGAGTTTGTAAAACTCGACCCGAGACAGCGCCTCAAAGGAGTCGCCGTGGATCTCTAGGATCTCGCCGCCGACGTGGTGAGCGTATTGGTGGACCCGTTGCTCGAAGCCGCAATATTCGCGGCCTACCGGCGGACGGACTTCCAGACTCCAACCTTCAGACGTGTAGGAGAATAGGGTGGCTTGCCGAGACATTACGAAAACCGGCGCACAATATGGAACGGGTTCGCCGCAATCACTCGCATAGCCGCGAGCACGATAATAAGGCCTCCGGTTTGTGAGCAATATCGACCGGTGTCTAAAACCGGATTGCTACGCTCCTCGTCGCCTTGCGTCGCCGTTGTCAGAAGATCAGCGTTAAAGGCAGAGCGGAAGCCCGCGTCATATTCTGGAGACGTGCCGAGGTGGTCCAGGGCGCCGCGCTCGGCGTCCGCGCGTCCGCGGTCGAAATCAATAGTAGGAGAGTTTGCGAGTTGAAGCATGATTTTTCCCTTTTTGGCTTTTGCCTGTTTTCTTTAAATTACCGAAATCGGTAGAGAGAGCAAGTCAGAATTACAAAAAAAGGTAATTAGTCTTTACTTCTCAGAGAAACGGCGTTTATGTGAGGAAATACAAAAAAGGGTTACGCGATGAAATCGACTTTGGAACGATTCCGGACCGCGCTCGACGAGGAGACGATAACGCTCCGACAGGCCGAGAAAGCGACAGGGATCCCCTACACTACCTTAATCAAGATGAAGGCGCCGGACTGGCAAGCTCAGACGTTTGAACGTATCGAGAGCGTCGGCGCATTTCTTGAGACTGAATTGGGACCGGTCCCAAAAGAGAAAGACGGCGAGGTCGCTTGACCGCGTCCAAATAAGGGGGGATAAAAAACGCGAGGCATTTCCTCCCGTTTTCCCTTTTTACGGACCCGCCTCTTTACTGGACCGGACGCCTCGAGCGCACCGGTCCTTTTTTTTAGCCATGAAAGGAAAGGCAATGAAAACCGCAATGGCACACGACGACGAGATGGTCGACGACCTACCGAAAAAAGACGCGGTGGATAACCTACAAAAAGAGGTCTCCGCGTATGAGTCCAAACTCGCCGAAACGCGCGGCAAGCTCGGCTCTGCATATAAAACCGCGGAGAATGACCACGGGATCCACGGCCCCGCGTTCAAATTGGTGCAACGTCTCGCCAAAATGGACGAGAGCAAGTGCGCGGCGTTTCTCCGGCATTTCGACCACTACCGAAAACAGATGATTGCCGAAACCGTCGACATGTTCCCGCCGGATGACGTGAAAGACAACGTTGTCGACATGAAGACCGGCAAGCCTACGAAGTCCGACGCGCAAGCTCTGGACGACGCCGAGGAGGTCGACGACGATCTAATTGACGAGGTTACGGTATTCGACGCCGAGGAAGACGGCGACGACAACGCGGACGAAACGGCTTAACCGTGGCGTTTGCGCTAAATATGCGGGCGGCGGATCTGGTACGGTTTACCGTATCGGGACCGCCGGTTCCCAAAGGGAGGCCGAGGACGCGTGTCGTTACGGCTAGGGGTAAAGCGCCCTTTGCTCATATCTACAGCCCGCCAAAAACGGAGGCTTACGAGAAAGAGGTAGCACGGATTGCACGAGCTCAGATGGCCGGAAGATCTCCGACCGACAGGCCGGTGGCGGTTTCAATGCTGGCCGTTTTCCCGATCCCGAAATCTATCACTAAGGCAAAGTTAGCAGGTATTCAGGCCGGTTTTATTCCGTGCCAGGCCTCCGCGGATCTCGATAACGTTTTTAAGTCGGTCGCCGACGCAATGAATAAAATCGTTTTTGTCGACGACTCCCAAGTGGTCCAGATGACGGCAAAAAAGCTCTACGGAGAGGAGCCGAGGGTAGTCGTCTCGGTCCGCGAGTTCTTGCCGGCCGATTTATTGGGAGACTGAGATGGCCCACATTTTCGACGGGCTCCGGCCCTATTCCTACGACCTGATAATGGCGGACCCGCCTTGGCGCTTTAAAACGAGATCCGACAAGGGGATCACGGAAAAGGGCGCTGGAGGTCATTACGACACAATGACGCTTGACCAGATCAAGGCGATGCCAGTCCAGCAGCTCGCGAAACCGGACTGCCTCCTCTGGTTATGGGCTACTAACCCAATGCTACCCCTTGCCTTTGAGACGATGGAGGCGTGGGGCTTTGAGTTTAAGACGGCGGGATCGTGGGAGAAGATCACGAAAAACGGAAAACAGGGATTCGGGACGGGCTACATTCTCCGTTGCTCCAATGAGCCTTTTCTAATTGGAACGCGAGGAAATCCACGGACGACAAGATCGACCCGCTCCTCGTTTCGTGGTTTGGTCCGAGAAAACTCGAGGAAGCCGGACGAGGCTTTCGACGTAGCCGCGGGGATGATCCCCAACGCCAGAAAGTTAGAGCTCTTTAGTCGACAGATCCGGAAGGGGTGGTCGGCATGGGGGAACGAGCTCGAAAAGTTTTAAAGAAGCGCATAGCGCACAAAAGGGAAAACATGACTGAGAACATTGATAGCTTCCATTTTGGGAAGCGAGAATCCGGCATATGGAACGACGCCGCAGAGGCCGCCATTATTGGCGCCATAATCGCCAACAATATCGCCTTTGATAAGATACAGGGGACGCTTAGGGCCGAGCATTTCGCCGTCCAGACTTATCAAGAGATCTACCAGATCCTCGGCGACAGGATCGGGCGCGGGAAGAATACGGACGCCGTTATCCTCCTCGAGATCTTGCGAGCTCGTCACAAGCTCGAGGGACAGAAGCTCGAGGAGATGAAAGAGTTAATTGTGACGGCTCTCGATTCCGCGGCGTTTGGTCCTGAAATCAAAGACTACGCCCAACTCGTCGCGGATCTGTTTACACGTCGTAAGATCGCGGAGATCGCCGCCGCCGCTATTGATATGGCAAAGGCGCCGCCGAGCGAGGAAACCGGCTCAAACATTATCGAGCTTATGCAAAGTCAGCTTATGGACGCTATGCCGGTGGAGCAGGGCGGCGGCTGGTTTACGCTCCGCGAGGGCGTGGAGGCTATGGCCGTCGACTACATGGACGGGCGCGGCGGTTGTCACCTGAAATATGGGATAACCGAGATCGACAAACGGACCGGCGGCCTATTTCCAGGGGATCTAGTTATCGTTGCCGGACGCCCGTCGATGGGTAAGACAACTTTCGTTAACTACGTCGCTCAGTCCGCGTATAAGGCGAAACACCAAACCGAGGAGGATCCGGAGACCGGTCGCCCGCGGGATCCCGTTATCGGGATCATCGACATTGAAATGAACCGCGACCAGATGGCGCAACGATACGTTTCCGCCGCGTTTTATGACGATCTCGACGAGGATCTCCCTTATCAGAATTTCCGGACGCGCAACGTACCGTTTCACGATGAAGGCTTCCGCCGGAAGTTCCTCGAGGTTGTCGAAAATACCCCTAACATTTATCGCCAGATCTTGAACGAGCCGACGTTCGAGCGGATTAAAGCGGAATGCCGGACGCTCCTCCGGAGGGCTGGAAAGCTCGATTTAGTCATTATTGATTATCTCCAGCTGATCGACATACCGGTACCGAGAAACTCCACCTTTACCGAGGAGATCGGCAAGGTTACGCGTCGCCTTAAAGCGATGGCGAAAGAGTTCGGGTGTACTGTTATGGTCCTCTCTCAGCTATCCCGCGGCGTTGACTCCCGAGACAATAAACGCCCGCTTATGACGGACCTACGATCCTCCGTCGGAATTGAACAGGACGCCGATACGATCCACCTCCTCTACAGAGCTGAATACTATTTAGAGCGGGAAGGGGAGCCGGACGATCCTAAGCGCGCTAACGAGTATCAAGTAAAAGTAGCCGCGGCAAAAGACAAGGTGGAGGTTTTGACGCCTAAGCTCCGCATGGGGCGGCCAGGGGATGACGAGTTGATGTGGAACGCTCCGCACGGCGTCTATTACTCCAAATTTAGCCAACGGAATACAGATCAGGGGGGACTCCTATGAGCTTGCGCGCTTCAAATTGGGCATGGGATCAACGGACCTTAACGCCGACGCAAAAGATCGTTTTACTCGCTCTCGCGGACTGCCATAATGACCACACCGGCCAATGCTTCCCGCGGCAAGAGAGACTTGCGGAGCAATGCGAGGTTTCCGTTAAGACGGTACAGCGAGCGATTAGCTCCCTCGAGGACGCCGGTCTCCTCCAGACGCGGACCGTCCGCCGCGGCAAGGGTAAGGGATCAATCACCTATTACGTATTCGATTTCCGCGTCTATTTGGGCCGAAAGTTAGAGGCGACAAATAGTCCTTTACAACAGTTAGAGGCGACAAACGGAGACGATAGAGGCGACAAATCCGACCCGTTAGAGGCGACACCGGAGTCCGGTGATAAACAGGAAGGGAACCGGAAGGAAAAGGAAGAAATAAAGATCGCGTTTAATGAGATCTTTGCATTGTACCGATCCTCCCCACTACTGGCCGGACAAACTCGCAAGAAAGGGGCGGAGCAATTCAAGAAAGCGATTGAAGGCGGAGTCGCTATCGAGGATATTCGTAAAGCCGTCGCCTATGAGGTCTCTAAACGAGAGGACGCGCATAGACGGAAAGCCTTTTGCCCAAACCTTCCGGATTTCTTCCGGTGGATCCGTGACGAGAAATGGCGCGACGCGCTGGACGAGCTCGGAGAGAATACGCCGACCGAGGAGTCACAGCTTGCCGAGCGGATCCGGCTCGCCCGTCAAAACGGAGTCTGGCCGGAGAAATGGGGAGAGCGTCCGCCGGAGTGCGCGGACCTTCCGATCCGATGATTCGGCGCGAGATTATCCACGGGGACGCCCGCGAGGAGCTCGCCAGGCTGGAACCGGAAAGCGTCGATTGTGTCGTTACGTCGCCGCCATATTTCGCGCTCAGAGACTACGGCTCTGCGAAAGAGATCGGCAAAGAGGAGACGTGGGAGTCCTATATCGAAAACCTCGCCGCGGTTTTCAGTCTGGCAAGGCGGGCGCTAAAGTCGTCCGGCTCTCTCTGGATCGTCATAGGCGACACCTATCGAAACGGCGAGCCGCTCGGGATCCCGTGGCGCCTTGTTTTCGCTTTGCAGGATGAAGGGTGGAAATTCCGGCAAGAGCTCATTTGGTTAAAACCTAACGCAATGCCGGAATCGGTGAAAAGGCGCGTTTCCCGAAATCATGAAACCATTCTGTTTTTCACGAAATCGGACTCCTATTTCTTTGATTGGGAGGCGATACGCGAGCCCGTCCAGAGCGACAGAGCGCCAAGCCGGAAGGCAAAAAAAAGCGGCGTAGGGCATTCCGAAATTAAGGGACATACAGAATACGACGGAACGGAGACCGTCCGACGCTCCAGATCGGTTTGGTCTATCTCGACGACGCCGACCGCCGTCGCTCATTTGGCGACCTATCCCGTCGCCCTCGCGAAACGCTGCATAGTGGCAGGATCTCCGGAGGGCGGGTTGGTCCTCGACCCGTTTGGAGGATCTGGCACGACCGCTCTCGCAGCTCTCGAAGCGCGTCGACGGTTCCAATTGATAGAGCTCAATTCTGGTTATTGCGGAATCGCCGAGAGCAGGATCCGCGGCGCACAAGCCGATTTATTTTAGGAGGTAGAAAGAAATGAAACCGAAATATGCAAAAGGCACGACCGTTTCAGTCGACCAAAGCAAAGCCGAGATTAAGCGTCTCCTTAAGAAATATGGAGCCGATGCTTTTGGGGAAATGGAAGACGCGTCCGGCGGCTCGATTGTTTGCCGAATAGCGGGAAGAAACCTTAAATTCCATATTTCAAACCCTCCCGATAACCTCGATAGGTTCAAGTTTACACCGACAGGAAAGAGGCGGACAGAAGCGGCAAGAAAAACAGCATTGGAAGCCGAGATCCGCCAAAAATGGCGCATTCTGAAAATCACGATACAGGCCAAAATGGAGGCCGTCATAGCGGAAATTTCGGACATTGAGTCCGAATTTATGGCTAACATCCTCCTACCAGATGGACGCACCGTAGCCGAAACAATGAATCCGCAAATTGATAACGCTTATAACGGCGGAATTTTGCCTCGGCTTCCGTCATTTGGAGGCAACGAAAAATGATAGACCGAAGCATAAACTACCTTAATCAGATCCAGATTATCCCCGTCGAGGCGGGGACCGAGTTCCAGGATCCGGCGACCGGCGAGATCCACGTAGTCGACGACGAGCACGTCGTAACCAACGGAAACCGGATTTACTGCACTCAGGACCATTACGACCGAGTCGCAAAAGTAACGACGGAGTCGAAAAATGGCTAAACCGATTTACAAAACAGAGGCCGAATTATGCACGGCCTATATTGAATGGATCGGCGACAATTATCCAGACTGGACCGCGTACCCTGAAACCGCGGATTTCGATATCGTCCTCGTCCATTCCTCCGGCTACCAGATCGGACTGGAAGCGAAGCAGAGACTTAACGCAAAGGTTATTGAGCAAGCGATAGAGGGCCGCCGCCTCGATTGCGGTCCAGACTTCCGCGGCGTCCTCGTCGGCGCCGGTGGATCTTCCGAGCTCCGCGCAATAGCACGCGCGCTGGGCGTTCAAGTCGTCCAATGCAACGGGAGGCGGGAGCCAGGGAGAACGCATGTCCGAAAATTAAACCGCAACGGGGATTCGTGGAGTTGGGTTTCGGAGTTCTCGAGCGGTCCCCCTAACCTCGAGGGGCGCGGTCCGGTCGCATATGGCGACAACTGGCCGGAGTGGATCCACCACCGGCGCCTCGAGCTTCCGGACTACGTTCCAGACGTACCGGCGGGCGTCGCTGGACCGGTGAAGCTCACGAGCTGGAAGATCAAAGCGATAAAGATCCAAATCATTCTGGAGGAGCTCGGAACCGTGACAACGGCGCAATTTAAGGCGCTCGGCCTATCGCCTCAAATTTGGGTCGGTAATGACTGGTTAGAGCGAGTTGCGCGCGGCGTCATGATTGGCGGACCGTTTCTACCAGATCTCAGGGAGGCGCACCCTCGAAACTTCGAGGAGATCCGCGCGGACTTTCCAAAATGGTCTAAGGGCCTTCCAGACCTCGAAATATCCGGAGGAGGGAGTGACAGCGACGGGGAGGCCTGATATACGGAACAAATCCATTCCCGTCCCCCCAAGGCTGGAAGTGAAAAGCCCGCTCCGTATTCTCAGTCCGGAGCGGGCTTTTTTGCGTCTACTGGTAGGGCTCGAGATTATGGTAGAGCGCCCTGCAGGCGAGGCCTAGCCAACGCTTACCACCTCGGCGCTTATATGAGATCAGCGTCTCACTCGTCACGCCGAGCGCCGCCGCGGCGTCCTTATCGGTACGGAAGTCTCCGCGCTCCTTCATATCGGACAACCATTTATTGAAATCGTCGGCGCTCATTTCTCTCTCTTTCTGTATTGCTCACGGATCCACGGCGACCATTGCGACGCCATAGCCCGAGCGATTCCGGCGTAAGTGTTAGACCGCTCGAGCCAGCGGGCCGCGCTTGGCGTCAATTTGTTTTGCCCGCTATCCGTTTGATTTTCCCAACGCTCGACGAGCTTCCCGTTAGTCTCAACAAATCGGCCGGCGACCCGATCCGTCGGGACGAGAGGAGGAAGGCCGTCCGAGGTCCAGAACCCTGTTAGCTTGGAAGCGTTGTCGCCATGCTCATAAGGTTGAGTTGTAAAATCTGGTTTGCGGTAGAATGTCGCCAGATAGGAGCGGCCAAGGTTTTCGATGGCATGGGGATAGGGAAGGGCGTCCAGCCTCCGGACGGTCTCCACAGCCTCCTCTCGAGCTCTGCGACGCGCGGCGCCCGTTTTGGTGTCTGGACTGACTTTCTGATGATAGCCGACGGCGGGATACTTATCGTAATCGGGATCATTGTACGCCCACGCCGCCGAGGTGGTTAGATAGGTACACATTGGATGGAATAAGCCAAAAGCCCACGCCGGATCTTCCGCAACGGTCCAAACGTCCCCGCAAATATGCCGAGGATTAGGATCCGCTCGGAGGTCGCAAGTATAGACCTCAAAGCCTTGTCGCTCGAATTGTTCCCGCGTGTATGGACACCGAGAGTAACCGACTAGAAGTCGCATGAATTTTGTCTCCCTTTGAACGCCGCGCGCCTCGGATGATACGTAGCCGCAAAGCCGAGGCGACGGATCCGATCCGCCTCCTCTCTCGAGCTCGTCCAGAAATGAACGGAATAGCCGCAACGACGGCCACCGGTGAATTGATACGCAAGATCAGAAAGCCCAAATTTCCGGACCGATCTCGTCGCGGATCCTTTCGTCAAGTATTTGCGTAATTCTTTTCTCATTAGACCTCGGCCCCGAGCGAAAAAGATTGGAGAGCAACATACCAGAGATCGCCGCGGTTTGTTTTTGAGGTTTTGGCGACGTTGTCGACGAGGTCACCAATACGACCACCTCCGGCCTTTATGCGGCGCTGGACGCCGTCCCTATCGTTAGCGACGACGACGTAGCCGGATCCGCTCCAGATCGCCGCGACGAGGGCGCCGGTCGCCTCGCAATCGGTCTCCAGACGCTTTAGGATTTTCCCGCTCCGATCTTCCGCGAGGACAATAATCGGGATCGTTTTCGGCTTCTCTCTGCGTATCACTTTCCCGTCGACAAGGGCGTAGCCGTTGGGGATATAGATCGCCGTGATCAATCCGGCTTTATATTTCGTTGTGTGCTCGAAAGCGCCGAAATAGGGCAAGTAATAATCCTTCCAGACGCGCCCGCCATTATCCTGATAACCAAAGAAAACAGCGCCACCGTCCGCGAGAAATTTCCTAATCTCGTTTTCGCTCATTTCGGAAAATGGGGTTTCTCCGGCCTCCCACGGCGTAAAGCCTTCCGGCGGATCGGCTGGCTTGTCTAACACCTCTGGACGCCCACAAGGCTTAGGAGGAGGTGGCGGATCCTCGCCGAGATCGTCAACGAAATATTCCAGCAGGAAGCGCGCGGCGTCCTCGGCTTTCTCAAATTTGCGTTGCTCATTTTCGACGAGGACGAAAAAGCTCCCGTCCTTCATTTCCTCGAAATAGAGCCCGCTTTGGTGGACGTGGATAAAGATCGTTTCCGGCGGGAATTCAATATCCCCGATATGAGGGAAACGGGCGATAGCGGCCTCGATTGTTACGGCTTCAAATCCAAGTTTAGGCATTTCTCAGTCTCCTAGTAGTTCAGTCCGTAGAGACGGACCTTTTTATATGTTTTTGTTTGGAGCGCGCCAACTCGGACCAAGTGGCGCAAAACGCGAGCCACTTCATCGTCTTCAATAGCTCGATTGCTTCCGATCATGGCGCGGACCAATCCGAGAATGTGAGAGCAAGAGACCATATAGGCGCACTCAATGAAAAACGCCTTTTTGACGCGGTCGAAAATCACGGGATCCAGCTTTCCAGCGTCGACGCCGTTAAGGATCCGGCGGGCTTTGATTTCATGTTCGGCAAATAGATCAGTCATTTTTGTTTTCCCTTTTGTTTCGTCGAATATATTCGGAAAAATCGAATTATCTACCCCTCCAGGGGGATAAATATCGAAAAAAATCGAATTTCAAGGCTTTCATTACCTAAAAAGGTACGCTACCTCTTAGGAAACAGGCAAAAGCCAAAAAGGGAAAAATCATGATCGAGATTACGACGCTAACGCGTGAAGAATTTGCCGAGGCAATCGAGGGCGCGGGATACAGCGTATTCAGCAAAAACACGTCAATCTATACGACGGACGTAATCGTCTTTTCAGGCGACGCCGTCGCGACGATCCTAAACCTTCATTACATGCATAGTGCCGAAGCTCTGGTCGAGGTCGAGCATGTTGGGGAGCTTATTAAAGATGCCGACTCCCACGTCGCCGCGATTGCGCAAGCGGTAAAAGAAGCGAACGACAAAAAGGAAGCGTGATGCACGGCCTAAACGGTATTCAGTTCCGTCACCTAATCGATGCTATACGGCTAACCGGTCTCGACTATAGAGGCGGTTGCGCAGGATACGACCCGCAATACGAGAGCGGCCCAATAAAGTGGAATTATTTATTTCACTTAGACTTCGAGGGCGCACCAATCGCCGAGATTCGAGCCTCTAGCATTATGGACGATCTCGTCGAGTTTTCTATACAGCCCGACTTTCAGACCTACGAGAGACTAAATAAATACAGGTCCAAATATGCCGAAATTTCGGAAGTGATTTGGAGCTATATCCACCAACACCAAAAAAAGGGAAATGCAGAAATGAGTGTTATCGACAAAGTAACGGACGCCCTTGTCGCCGCCGGACTTATGCCAACGGCGGCGGAACGCGGAACGTTTGAGCGAGGATCCAAACGCTATACGTTTGACGCGGTCCAGGTTTACGAGGCGACCAACGTTAAAAGCCTCCGTACTATCGGGCGCGTTGAGGTAGTACACGGCGACGAGGGCGCGACCCACGTCCAGCCGGTCGACGAGGAGGCTCGGAAGCGCCTCTCGGGCGCTCTGGCCGAGCTCGGTCCGATCTTCTCGGCTAACGCGGACGGATCGAAGTCGGGGCAATACAGTAGCCGGAAGACGCTCGGGGAAGTCCTCGGCCCGACGGAAACAGTAACCTCAATGGGCAATTTCAACCGGTTGCCGGAACAGGACCAGAAAGACGCGCTAGAAGATCTGGAGCAGGTCAATAAGCTCCTAGAGCGTGTTTTCCAGAAGTGCCAGCCGGAGACGCAAGTCCGTAGCCTGACATTTGACGTTCTAAGGGACGCCGCTCTCCTGCATGGCCGTATCAAGCGGGAGGGCTTCAAATGATTCACATCGAGCGACATAGTCCGGACCAGACAACGCGGACCACCTACAACTTTGAGCAGCGCGGCCAAAAGCTCGTTCTTAAGAGTTTTCAGGTCTACGAATACTCCGAGGAGAGGAAGTGTTACGTTTTCTCCGGAGCATGGGGCGCTAGGCGAGGGCTCTACGATCCGCCGCAAACGTTGCCACGTCCTACGGAGCTTCCGACCGACGTAGTCGCCGACGCCGTCGCTTGCGCTTTGATGGAGATCCATATCGACGACGTCGAGGGCAGCAAGCTCTATCGTAACAACGAGATACTTACCCTCCTCCGCGGCGGATAATGAGCGACTTCGACGACTTCATAGGGGAGAGGTTTCCGAGATTTCCGGAGCCGTCTCCCCGTCGCTCTGGATCCGATCGGTCCGACCGCCGTCGAGACACCTCGGAGCGTCGTCCAGATCCGCCGGATCCGAGGTACAAAGTATTTACACCGGACGAGATCCGAAACGCCTTTGAAAAGGCTCTCTCTAAATACAGGACTGAGAAATGAAAGAAGAACACACAGAGGCCTACCGCCTCCGGACCGGCCTAGCTAACTACGTCCTCGAGTTATTGTCGGACGTGGCCGATCTATCGGTTATGACGGACTCGCTCTTTGCGGCGGGATGGATGGCCGCGGCTAACCTGATTTCCTCACTCCCCGAGGAGCAGCGAGACCAAGCCATGAAGGCGCTAGACGATTCCATAGCTGGAAACCGTGACCAGCTCGCGATGATGATCGCACAAGTCGACGCCGCTAAACACGAGGGAGACCTGCAGTAATGGATATTTTGAAAACGGAGACCTTCCGCCGAATCCATGAAGCCTTGCAAAAGGTGGACGCCGCCGCCGATGGATCTCCCAAGCTCGAGGATCTCGCCGAGGAGGCCGCTCGCGTTGTACTGGAGACTCCGACGTATATCGGCGTAGACCTTGCGGATCGTCCCGACGGCGCCGCCTTTGGTCTAACCGCCGCGGGCCTAGTGCCTCCTATGGATCCAGATAGCGACATAATGAAACGCGCGCGGGCCGCTCTCAATTACGCAAATACGGGGAGGATCTACGTCGAGCCGGTCGAAGTGGAGGAGGTTAGGCCGCTCCAAATGCTTGACCAGAAAACCGGCTTACCGGCTGGAGAGGTGAACGTAGTAGCCGCCGGCCGCGGATCTGGAAAGACTTCCGCGCTCCGTCCTGATTTTATTAATCCGCTCTTAGGGCGTCGTTACGTGTGCCAGGATTGCGGCAAGAGGTTTACCGTCTCTCTCTGGAAACTCAGTGCGTCAAAGTGTGAGGCTTGCGGATCCAGCGAGGTATATATCCCGACTACCATCGAGGCGGGGAGCTCCGAGGTCGAGCCGTTTAAGCCGTCGATTACGCCGGAGCAGAGCGAGGAGCTCGAGGCTAAGGCGATTATTATCGGCGACACAGATCCAGAGGGGAGGGGGAAGTGATGGCCAAATGTGGAGAAAATCCGACGGTCTCAGAGTTCACGCTATGCGGTCGAGCTTTTGACGATACGGAGGACGGAGCAATCCCGCCGACGTTTGCCGAAAAAGGCGAGCGAGTCACTTGTCGGGATTGCCTCCGACATCTTCGCGGAATCCGCGAGGAGTTTAAAGGCTCTACCTATGTCGGACCAAAGAAAGGGTAAAAAATGCAGATTGAGACGAAAACCATTTACAGGACCGACGACGGGAAAATCTTCGACGATGAAGGCGAGGCGCTCGAGCACGAAAAAGATATCCGCAAAAAGACGGAGCAGCTTAATAGGCTCGCCCTTTATATCGTCTATCACGATTACAGCCTCTCTAAGGGTGGACGCTACTCGTCGATTACGTACCTCCTCTCGGACGCCCGCGAGGCGTTCGTGTTGCAATGGTGTATCGATGAATTTGGCGAGCCGATCCCGAGAGACATTGGGACGCGTCCCGAGGCGTGGAGGCTCGAGCGCCGCGGCAATCGCTACAATCTCGAGGAGATCCGTTCAATCGCTAAAGGGGGATACACCCAAACCAACGGCGGGCAGCGATTGATTGCCTCGCTATTCGTTATTTCTAGCGATAGTTTCGAGTTTGCAGATCTTCCGCGCTCCACTTGGCGCTGGACTGAGGTCGCGGATAAATGACGCCCGACACTCTCCAGATGATCGACGACATATCCGAGGCCGATCCTCGGTATGTCTCCAGACCGCCGGAGCAAATAGGGACAGAGGAGGGCGACACTTGCGGTCGCCTACTTTGTCGCGGGACTCTGTATTACGAAAATCCGGACGCTCCGGATTGCCATTGCTCGGTCCAGTCGGCGCCGTGTTATCATTGTCGGGGAATGCGCCTAATTTGCAATGAGTGCGATTATGACGAAAGCGGGGAGGACGGCTGGATCTGGCCATAAGGCGCGGAATCGCTTAACCCTTTAGATCCTGACTTTCAGTATGTAGCGCCTCGGGCCGTCCTTCATGGGCGGCCTTTTTTTGTGCTCATTACCGGAGCCTTGCAAGCGAAATGCGAGCCCATAACCGCGGCATCGATTAGCTGGATCGTAAGGCGTGCTCTACGCTCCGGAGAGAGGGGAAGGGGCGCCCGCTTACGGAGGCGTTTCGGGATCACTCTCCAGTGATCGGCGCAAAACCAGTAAGCGCCATCCCGCGTCTCCGACGTAGTGGATCCGCAGAACGGGACGCAACACCGAGTCCGATCAAATTGGTTTTTATAGTGATAGCCGAAACGGGCGCGCATTTTGTCCCCCTTTGGAGGATCCGGTCGGGCGACCCTGAAAACCCGACCAGATCCAGGCGCGCAGCAAAAGGCGCCGCCGCCGCCATTAAAACAGATAGCGAGGGGGAAACAATACCCAATTAAGCGAGAGCTCTCCACCAAGCGCGCGGAGCGCGCGTAGCGGGCAATATTGCGTTTCTCCGCATTTATCGACACCTATAGGGAAAGTTTTCTTTTATCGAGGATTGAAATTTAATGAGCACCCGAGATCCAGAGCCGAAAAAAATCGACGAAAAGCCCGCTATAGCAGGGGCAGAAGCCGAAAAAACCGATAAAGGGGCGAAAAAGCCCGCAAAACGAAAACCGTCGAGAACTAAAACGACAACGGGGAAAAAGCCGTTTTGGACGCCGCAAGAGATCGTTTTACGGAATGTCGACGAGCTCACGCCCTACGAAAACAACGCTAACACCCATAGCGAGGAGCAGATCGCCGACCTCGCCGCAATTATGGACGAGTTCGATTGGACGGTCCCGATTGTGATCGACAAGGCCGACATTATCCGAGCCGGTGAAGGCCGGTGGAGAGCCGCAAAGCTCCGAGGGATGGAGCAGGTTCCTACGATCAAAATGGGGCATTGGACCGACGCCCAAGCGCGCGCCTACGTGATCGCCGACAACGAGATCGCCAAAAAATCGGCGTGGGATAACGATCTCCTACGGACTGAAATCGAGGCGCTGGATCTGGAGGGCTTTGATACCGATCTCCTCGGCGTCGAGCTCGAGCCGCTCCAGATAGAGACCGAGGAGAAAGATCCGGACGCCGTTCCGTATTTCGACAAGAGAGTCGGGCTTACTCAAGTCGGGGAGATCTGGACGCTCGGGCGTAACTCGCTCTTTGTCGGATCGTCGTCGAGCGAGGCCGGACAAGCTCACCTAATGGGATGCGACCTCGTTCTAACGGATCCGCCTTATTGCTCCGGAGGCTTCCAGGAAGGCGGGCGAGGCGTCGGATCGGTCGGAACTAACGCCGTTCACAAACAGATTGCAAACGACCGCCTAAGCACTCGAGGCTATGAGTCTCTGATCAGGTCCGCCGTTTTCGGTCTCGATGCTACCTATTTCTACGTTTTCACGGACTGGAGAATGTGGGTTACACTTTTCGACGTATCGGAGGCCGGAGCCGCGGGCGTTCGTTCCATGATCGTTTGGAATAAGGGCGTTCCAGGGATGGGCCTCGGATGGCGCGCGCAACATGAACTTATTCTATTTTCATGCCGAGAGGCGCCACCGTTCAAAGGATCGGGCGCCAATGCCGGAAACGTCATTACGCATAGCCGACAGAAAAACGAGCTCCACACGACACAAAAGCCGGTGGCCGTGATTTCGCAGCTAATCGCTAATACGCCTTTTGCGAAGTCTATCGCCGACCCGTTCGGAGGATCGGGGACGACGCTAATCGCCGCCGAGGCCGCGGGGATCCCTTGCAAGTTAAACGAGCTGGATCCCGTTTATTGCGATACCATTATCAAACGTTGGGAGGAGTACACCGGACAGACGGCGACCCGCTCCGACGGCGCAACTTATGCAGATCTGGAGAGAGCACATGCCGAGGCCTAAGAAGGGGGAAGAACACCCGAAACAGGACATAGCGGACCGGATCTCCGTCCTCGTCGCCGGTGGAACGACACGCGACGGCCTTTGCGAGATCCTCGGAATGTCGACGGCTACCCTATATAAACACTACTCCAAAGAGCTCGAGTTAGGGGATCAAATCGCGGGCGCGACCGTGATAACGAAGATCTTCCAGAAAGTGCAAAAGGGCGAGGAATGGGCTCTAAAATGGTGGAGCGCCCGCCGTATGGGATGGCAGGAAACACAGAGGACAGAGCTAACCGGCGCCAATGGCGGACCTATCAGAACGGACTCAGAACAGAATGAAGACCTCGAAGCTATCCAAAGCGGCTTGGCTCGCCTTGCAACCGCAGTCGGCGCAAAAGGAATTTTTAGCGAGCCTGACGACGAGGCAGATTAAACACCTCGCGAAAGACTGGAGCTTTTGGGGAAGGCCGGAGCAACTCCCGCCGGCCGGCGATTGGTCTAAGTGGATCTATTGCGCCGGTCGGGGATCGGGGAAGACGAGAACAGGCGCGGAATGGGTGCGAGATCAGGTCCGGTTAGGAGCTCGCCGGATCGCTCTCGTCGCTCCGACAACCGCCGACGCGCGGGCCGTTATGGTAGAGGGTGAGTCCGGCATTCTGGCCGTCTCGAGCGAGATCGACGTAGACATTCACGGCAAGGTTATGGGCGTCCCTGAATACGAGCCGTCCAATCGCCGCGTTGTTTGGGCCAATGGCGCGCAAGCCTTCACCTACTCCGCAGAGCGTCCAGACCGTTTACGCGGTCCACAGCATGACGCGGCGTGGTGCGACGAGCTCGCAGCATGGGAATCCATGCAAGACACTTGGGATATGCTGCAGTTTACCCTCCGGCTCGGCGATGATCCTAAGCAGATGATCACGACGACGCCGCGACCTCTCCAGTTACTCCGGCAACTCCTCGAGGATCCGGATAACCGAGTCTCTAAAGGCTCGACCTATGACAACGCCGGAAACCTTTCCCCGAAATTTATCGCGGAAATGCGCAAGAAATACGAGGGGACAAAACTCGGGCGCCAGGAACTATTGGCCGAGCTTTTAACCGAGGTAGAGGGCTCCTTATGGCCGGAGAAGCTTATAAAGAGGGCAAAGGAAAAACCGGCGGGAGATCTCGGTCGCGTTGTCGTCGGCGTCGACCCTTCCGGCGGCGCTGGAGAGCGTGGCATTGTTGCGGCGGGCAAAGAGGGCGCCGACGATTTCGCTATCCTCGGCGATTACTCCGGAAACATGACAGCCGAGCGATTCGGGCGCCGTGTTATTGAATGTGTCGACCATTTCGGCGCCGATGCGATTGTCGTTGAGAAGAATTTTGGCGGCGACATGGCTACGCAATTGATCCAGAACGAGCGCCCGAGCGCGCGAATTATTCCGGTAACAGCGACGCGCGGGAAACACATAAGGGCCGAGCCCGTTTCGGCTTTGTATGAGCAGGGGCGCGTTAGGCACGTCGCCGGAATGGTGTCCCTCGAGGACCAAATGCGACAGATGACGGCCAACGGATGGGAGGGCGAGGGAAAGTCTCCGGATAGACTAGACGGGGCAGTTTGGGCCATAACGGAACTTATGGGCGGCTCCGGCTACGACATTCTCAGAGCAACAGGCGGTTAAGACATGACGAAACCAGTTTATCGAGTGAAGGCGGGGAGTAATCGCATAGGCGACGACCTTAACGGCTTGGCGCAAGCGTCTAGCGGCCTCGTTAATAGCCGCTCCGGCCTCGGAGGATCCTCGGACAAGGGCGCGCTTGGTACGTGGTATTTTAACCCTCTGGAGCCGCAGCAAATCGAGGCGGCGTATCGCTCTAACTGGATGGCGCGTAAGGCCGTCGATATTCCGGCTTTTGACATGATGCGAGAGGGTTGGAGCTGGACCGGTAACGCCGAGCTTATTAAGAAAATCGAGAAGGCCGAGAAGGCTCGCGGGATCTACCGGATCGTTTACCGCGCGCTCTCAATGGCTCGGCTTTATGGGGGTTCCGGTATTGTCCTCGGCGATGGATCCAACGACGTAAGCAAGCCGCTAGATTATAACCTTATCGCTCGGGGCGGTCTCTCTTATGTCGTCCCGTTGTCGCGTCTCGAGCTTGGCGCCGAGCGTCTCGAGTTGGATCCGCGCTCCAAGTATTTCGGCAAGCCGACGGCCTACGTTTTCCGGACGGCGACGGGGATAACGTCGATTGATACGATGCACCCTTCCCGCGTTATCCGTTTCACAGGGAACGAGATCCCGCGCGCTGGTCTCTACGAAAATGAGGTATGGGGCGACTCCATTCTCGACGCTATCGAGATCGCCATTAGATCCGCGACCGCGGGGCAGCAAGGCATTAGCTCGCTCATTCAAGAGGCCGCCGTCGACGTTATGAAGATCCCAGGGCTAATGGACCGGATCTCCGACCCGAGATACCTCGAGGCTTTCCGGACGCGCGTAAACCTCGCAATGTCTCAGAAGTCGATAAATAACGCCCTATTGCTGGACGCCTCCGAGGAGCACACGACCAAAACGCTCAATTTCTCGAGCCTTAACGATATCGCCGCTCTCCAGATCCTTTTGGTCTCGGGCGCCGCGGACATTCCGGCGACGAGGTTCCTCGGCCAGTCTCCAAACGGCCTAAACGCGACCGGCGACTCCGATATTCGTAACTATTACGACGGCCTAAGCGCGCGCCAAAACCTGTTTATTCGGGAGCCATTGCAAGAGCTCCTAAACGCTCTGGTAGTCGACGCAATCCGCGCGCCTTATCCCGACGACCTCGAGTGGGAGTTCCGTCCCCTCTGGCAGATGGACGAAAAAGAACGGGCCGAGATCAATAAGACCAACGCCGAAACCGCTAAGACGTATTTCGACGCCGGACTCATCCCGACGGAGCCGCTTATCGAGGGCGTTACGTCTCGAGTTATCGAGGACCAGGTATTCCCCGCACTCGAGTCCGCGATGGAGAAATATCGCAGTTTCGACGATCTGGAGCCAGGCGGCGAGGGCGAGCCTATGGACGAGGTCGACGATCTGGAGGATCTGGAGGACGATCCAGAGCGCGACCGGATCTCCGACGCCGCGCCTCGGTCCCTCTACGTCTACCGTCAAGTTATGAACGCCGACGAGCTCCATAAATGGGCAAAGGCGCAAGGCTTTAAAAAGGTACTATCCGCCGACGACATGCATTGCACCCTCGCGCATAGCGCGGAGCCGGTGGACTGGATGAAGGGAAGCGACTCCTTTGAATGGGCCGAGGACGCAACGCACACAATCAAAGAGGGCGGCCCGCGTATCGTGGAGCCTCTCGGCGATAAAGGCGCCGTTGTCCTTCACTTCGCGAGCTCGTCGCTTGCGTGGCGTCACGAGGACATTAAGGAGAAGACGGGCGCGCGCTGGGGTTTCGACGAGTACCAGCCTCATATAACGATCACCTACGAGGCTCCGGATCTGGATCTCGACAAGGTCGAGCCGTATCGGGGCAAGATCGTTTTAGGGCCGGAGATCTTCGAGGAGGTCAAAAGCGAGTTTACGCCTCAATACAAGCAATTCCGGAACCGGTCGAAATCATGAGCCTTTGTGTTTACCAGATCTTTCTAAACGACGTTAATCCGGAGACTGGCCGGAGGAATTTTGTAAACCTCGAGACCGAGGCGCAAAGCGTTAGGGAGCTCCATAACCGACTCACGAATGAGGGCGCGATATATGGGGAGCAACTCCTCACGCAAGCAACGGAGGACGCGGGGACGCGCGAAATTGTCGATAGATGGCCGCGGTCTCTCGGCCTCGGGGCCGTTTATACGATTATGCTCCCCGCCGTGCAGTTCGTAGAATACGAGGAGGATCCCGCCGACAATTAGGCGGGATTTTTTTTTGCTGATATGCTCCCTCCAAAGAGGAGGGTGAAATGATTGATTTCTTGCCAGACGTAGAAGGCGCTAACGGAGCTCTATCCGTTTTCGTGGTTTCCTCCGAATTGTGATATTAGGGCCGAGGTGGAGAGCGACGTGGCTAACGTTACGGTTTTCACTCGTATAGATAGGATCCTCCTCCGGATCTAAGAGGACTAGGAATGCACAAGTTTATTGAGGCGCTACCGGCGCAAGGCATGCGCAAAACGGCGGACGGTTACTTAGTCGGCGACGTGCTATGCGCGCGGACGGGGATTCAGGTCTACGCGGGCGAGGAGGTCGGCAAGCCGGACCAGGAATGGGTTAGGATCTACCGAAGCGCCGACGAGGTTTTTAAGGCCTCCTCTATGTCCACCTTTGCAGGTAAACCAATATGCGACGGCCACCCCTCGGAAGTCGTTACCGCGGAGAACTGGAAAAAGTACAGCCGCGGCCAGATCGGAGAGCAAATCGCAAGAGACGGCGATGCGATCCGCGTCTCTATCGCCATTATGGACGCCGCTTTAATCTCGGAAGTCGAGGCCGGAAAGCGGGAGCTTTCACCAGGCTATCAGAGCGAGATTGATTGGACGCCAGGCGTTACCGAGGACGGGCAAGAGTACGACGCCGCCTTTAAAAATATTTTCGTTGATCACTTAGCCGTTGTACCGTTGGCGCGTGGTGGTCCCGATATGAGAATCGCGCTCGGCGATAGTTGGGGCGCGGCCCCGTTCCAGGACGGCCAAAACAGGCCAAATAGGAGAGCACAGATGGAAACCGAAACAATCGTAGTTGGCGACAAGCACGTAGAGGTCTCAAAGGCGACAGCCCAAAACCTCCGCGACTACCTGAAAAGCGTAGACGACGCCGACTCCAGCATGGCGGAAAAAATCAAGTCCAAAGAGCAAGAGCTCGAGGACATGAAAAAGAAAATGGACGAAATGTCCGGCGAAAATACCGCCATGAAAAAGAAGGTCGAAGACTCGGCGGTAACGCCGGAGCGCCTTAACGAGCTCGTAGCGGCCCGTAAATCAGTAATGGACGCAGCCGAGGCCGCCGGTCTCGAGACGGAAAAGCTCCAGACAATGACGGACGCCGAGATCCGTAAGGAAGTCGTTACCGCTCGTCTCGGCGATAGCGCGGCCAAAATGTCGGACGGCGAAATCGCGGGCGCGTTTAAGGCTATCGCGACAACAGTCGGCGACGGCGACAGCGCGGACTCTTTCGTCTCTCACTTGAAAGACGGCAAGCGCAGCAACTCGCCGGACGTGCAACATATCGGCGACCACGTTTTTGCGGCGGTCGGCGTCAAGATCAAAAAAGCCTAACCGGCTACAACACGGAGAAAGTAAATGGTTATCAAGACAATGAATCCGCGCGTTGCGGGTTTCCTCGTCTCCGAGGCCTCGGGCTCACGTAGCCGCGAGGAAGTAACGGTAAACGTTCCGGCGGAAACTACGATTTATTCCGGCCAGATCCTCGGGATCGTCCAGCTTGCGGCGGCGGCGGTCGCGGCGGCGGCGGGCAATACTGGCAACGGTACGTTTACCCTCGCCGATCCGTCGGTAGTTGGCGGCGCTATTGCGGGCGAGTATGTCGTTGACATTATCGAAGCCGCTACGGATGGCGGTCGCTTCTCTGTCACGGATCCTCGCGGCGTCGTTATTGGTACGGGCGAGGTCGGTACGGCGTTCTCTAACCAGATCGCGTTTACCCTTGCTGATGGCGCTACCGATTTCGTCGTCGGCGATTCGTTCGTCGTCACGGTCGAGACCTCGGATCTCGGGTATTCGACATGGGACGAGGACGGTACCGACGGTTCCGAAATCGCCCGCGCGGTCCTCGTTACCGAGCTCGTCAATTCCACGAAAAGCGCGACAACGGCCTCCGCGGTTATTATCGCCCGTGACGCCGAAGTACACGACGAGCAACTCACTTACACGAGTACAGCAACCGACGCCGAGAAAGCGGCGGCGGATGCACAGCTCGCCGCGGTCGGGATCCTCGTCCGATCTTAATCCAGCCAGGGCCGAGCATTTGTGAAAACGCTCGGCCCGCGCTAAAACCTCAGAAGTAACGAAAAGGATTCCCCCCTATGATTGGTATGGACGTTTTCGCCGGTAACGCTTTCTCCACAATGTCGCTCTCCGCGGCAATTGATAAGGTGGAATTCGTACCAGGCTTTATTGGTGGTCTCGGTCTCTTTGAACCGGTTCCAGTACGCACCCCAAAAGTCTCTTTCGACCGTCGGGAAGGCTCACTTACTCTCATTTCGACAAGTGTCCGCGGCGCTCCTCGCGACAACCGCAAGCCGGATCCTCGCGATATGATCCAGCTCGACACGGTTCGGCTTACGCGTGGTTTCACGCTCTACGCGGACGAGGTCGCCGGTATTCGTGCTCACGGCTCTATGACCGAGCTCGAGACCGCTATGGGCGAGTTTGTCAAGCGTATGGCCGACCTGAAAATGGATATGGACGTGACGCACGAGTACCACCGACTCGGCGCTCTACAGGGCAAATTGCTGGACGCCGACGGTACTACGGTTATCTACGACTATTTCAGTGAATTTAGCGAGAATGAGACCGCCGCCGTCGATTTCGCTCTCACAACCGATACGACCGACGTCCGCGGCAAATGCTCCGAAGTAGTTCGCGGAATGGCGAGAGACGCAAAGGGCGCATTTACTACGGCGACGGAAGTCCACGCTCTCGCCTCGGACTCGTTCTTTGATGCACTCATCGACCATCCAAAGGTCCGCGACACCTATCTCAACCGAGCGAAAGCCGACTCCCTACAAGACCGCGCGGCGTGGGAATCGTTCTTCTTTGGCGGGATCACGTTCCATAACTACCGCGGCGGTTATGGCGATACCGACGCCGTAAACGTGGCAGATGGCGAATGCCGTTTCTTCCCCGTTGGCGCGCGTAAAATGTTCCAAAAATGTATGGCTCCACATACGACAATGGAATTTGTTAACACGCTCGGCCAAGAAACCTACGCAGAGCGCAAATTCGAGCGCGAGGGCAATCCGCGGGAGTCCTCTTACGTGGAGGGCGATATTTTTAGCTATCCCCTTTATGTCTGCACTCGACCAGGCGCGCTACGTAAGGCCGTCGCGTCTACGTAGACCAGAGCGAATAAATCGCTATTCTGAGGGGACCGGTTACGCCGGTCCTCTTTTTTTATGGAGATCCAGAAATGCAGATCATTGTAAATAACAAGACTCGCCGCGTCCTCGCGTTCAAGGTTCCAGGCGGAACGCGCACAATCAAAGCCGGAGAGCAGACGCCGCCTTTTGAGTGCTCCGAGCTTCCGACGGACCAAACGCTCGCAAAGCTCAAAGAGGAAGGGCTCCGCATTCTGGATCCGTCCAAAGTGAAGGCCGAGGCCGACAAAGAGGTAGCGAGCGAGATCGACCGCCTCTCCAAAGAGCTCGAGGCCGAGAAGGCTCGGAGCGCGCGGATCTCGGAGGCACTGGACGCCGAGGCGAAACGTTCGGAGGCGCTTGTCGCTAATGTCGACGCAACTCGCGAGGAGATCGGCAAGCTCGAGAGCAAAAATACAGAACTGGAGTCGCAGGTTGCCGACCTTACCAAAAAGCTCGCCGACGCGGAAAAGTCGAAAAAGCCGACGAATAGCCGCAGCACAAAAAAGGCAGCGAGCGCGGACGGAGCGGAAGCAGATCCGCCAAAAGACGCGGAGTAACCTCCTCCGGTAACGTAACGAGAAACGGGGCGCCTATGTCGTCCCGTTTTTTTTGTGTTATCTCTAGCTCATAGCGCGCGCGGAGATCCGCGAAGTCGAAAGAGGTCGCAATGAGTTACACAGAACCAACGGCGGCGGATCTGATCGCCAGATTTCCCGCTTTCTCCGCAGTTAGTACCGACGTAATAACGGACGCCCTCGCCGAGTGTGCGGCCTTTGTCTCGGCTACCGTATTCCTTACGGAGAGCGATTTCCGGCTCGCCCGTATGCTCTACGCAGCCCATACGATGACGCTCGACGGCTTGGGGACCGGCACAGAGGCGCAATTAGCACAATCCGGAATGCTCGGATTTCAATCCATCACGTCGGGGCGCCTATCGGTCTCCAGAGCGGCGGACGGATCCAGCGGCTCGGGATCGGCTCACGGCTCCACGCTTGACCAGACGCAATATGGCAAGCGTTACCGCGAAGTATTGTACCGCAACAACGGCGGACCAATTGCGGGGAGCGTGGAATGATCGACGGGATAAACTCCATCCTAAACGCGGCCGGCGCCTTCATGTTCTCCGACGCGACCTATTACGCTAAGACGTGGGCCACGGATCCGAGCCGTCCGCATGACAAAACGCCAACGGCTCCAGATCCGGATGGCGAGCCTTGCAAAGCTCAGATTGACGACTCAACGTGGAGCCCGAGCGGATCCGGAGGATCGGCCAGATCTACACGCCGGATAATGGTCCTATGCTCCTCCCTTCCGTCTGCACCAAAAGAGGGCGACGAGATCGGCGTAACGGTTCCAGGATCGGAACAAGCGGAACGCCATAGACTCGGCGCTCTCCTCGAGCGGGATCCGGCGGGCGTATATTGGTTATTTGAGGTGGTCAGTTAATGAGCTCCCGCGACATTCTGGAACAGCTTTTAGCGCGCAACGAGCCGAGGGTACGGGCCGCGTTTCTGGAAAGCATTGCCGAGCTCGTTAACGGCGTCCAAATTACGAAACTTGTCGCGGCTCTGGAGAGCGGTTCAGTCGCCGCAGCATTGGACGCCCTCAACATTACAGAAAGCGCCTACGGGCCGCTCCTAGAGGCTACACGCTCGGCTTTTGTCGACGCAGGTCGGGAAACCGCCGGAGGAATAGCCGGAGCGACGGACGAGGTCGGGTACAACGTTAGAGTCCGTTTCGATACGAGAGACCTGCCCGCGGAGGAATGGCTGCGCCGGATCTCCTCGACCCGTATCGTCGAGATCTCAGAGGCGCAACGCGAGGCCGTCCGGATCGCTTTAACGCAAGGCATGGAACGCGGATTAAATCCGAATACGGTCGCCCTCGACATTGTCGGACGGATCCCGCCAGGATCTAACACGCGACAAGGCGGATTGATCGGACTGGACTCGACGAAGCTCGCATGGGTGCAAAACGCCCGCGAGGAGCTCGAGAGCGGAGATCCGGCGAGAATGGCGGCCTATTTGCAGCGAGAGCGCCGCGACCGGAACCTCGACGGGATCGTAGAGCGCGCCATAGCCGCAGAGCGTCCACCGACACGCGCGGAGATCCAGAGGTTAACGGCTCGCTATTCCGACCGCCTCCTAAAGCTCAGAGGCGACACAATCGGCAGAACTGAGGCAATGCAAGCGTTGAACGCGGGGCAGTTTCAGGCCTACGCGCAAGCCGTGAAGGCTGGACGGCTACCTGCGGACGCCATTACGAAGCGATGGAAAACCGCAGCCGACGGCGACCGCGTCCGAGATTCCCACCGAGACCTCCATAACGACGAAATACCTTTTACCGAGGATTTCAGGACTCGTTATGGCTCCGCGATGGCGCACCCAGGGGACACCTCAAAGGGCGCAAAAAAACGGGACATAATCAATTGCCGTTGCATCTGCGAATATCGGGTGGATTTCATTAAGGCCAGACTAGGCGCGAAAGTCCGCGAGGAGCCGACGGATCGGCCTCCTCCACGGGCGCCGCGTCCTACGCTCGCCCAAGCTCTCAGGGACATAAATAGAAAGGCCCGTAAATCGGTGATGGATAACGGGCGTCGGACGGGCGTCGAGCACCTCTTATTCGTCGACGCGAGGACGGGGAAGTCTCCGACTAAAGGGACGCGCGGCGTCTATAATGAGGTCGATTTTACGCCGGATATGTTACGCCTTGCGGACGATCCGACGCAGAAAATTATTGTCCACCATAACCACCCCTCCTCCTCCTCGCTCTCGTATGCCGATCTTTGGCAGATCCAGAACAGGCCAGGGCTTTATGAAATCTACGCTCACGGCCATAACGGGAACGAGTTCCGAGCCCGCGAGATCTCGAGACGGCTAACGCAAGAGGTCCACAATCTAGTAAAGGAGCGGACGCGTCTCGTCGTCCAGAGCCGGATTAGCGCGCTTGGAAGATCGGGCGATGTGGATAAGGCAAGGCGCCTCTATGATCGCGCGACGATCCTCCACAGTCACGGTATAAACCTCGCCTATGGTCGAAATGGCTTAATGAGGTATCGCGCTCGGTTTGCCAAAGATACCCGCGACACTCTTAACGAGTTCGCCGACATGATGGACGACGTAGCAAAGGCCGCGGACGACGCACTCCACGAGTTACTAGGTGAATTATGATTATGCTAGATGACCCCTCCCCGTTTGCTCCGGTCGCGGATCTGGAGGAATATATAGAGAACTGCGAGACGATCCTAAAGCGGGAGGATCTCGAGGATCGGCAATACGTCATTGCCAGACGAGCCGAGGCGCGTCGCTATCTGAAGGACGCAAAGGCTTTTGAGAATGGGTGACTGGTCCGCCAATATCGGGAAATGGGCAGACGCAACCGTCGACGAGATCGGAGTCGTTTTCCTCGAGGCGGCGCAAGCTCTTTTCTACGATATCCTCCTCCCGATCCCCGAGGGCGGGCGTATGAGGATTAAAACCGGATTTCTCAGGGCGTCCGGCAAGGTCTCCATAAACAAGCCGATAACGAGAACGGAGCGAAACCCGTTGACGCCGGAGCAGCAAGAGGACGGGCGCGTCTATTTCGACCGAGATCCTAACGAGATCGGACTCGCGCTCCTCGGTTTCGAGTTAGGCGATTCGATCTATTTCACCTTTACCGCCAACTACGCGCGACCGCGGGAATATGGGGTAGGCGGAAAGCCAGGGGATCACTTTGTCTCGGCCCACGTCGCGAATTGGCAACAATACGTAGACGAGCAGATCGTCAGGGTTCGAGATAGGTAAAGGGATCGGGATCCTCGTCCTCGTCCATTTTCTCGAGTGCAATGATCAGAGCACCTAAGACGACTTGAGCCGTCCGCATGGCCGTAGTTACGCCGACGCTTTCCCCTTCCGCGTTGCCTATGGTATCAGAAGCAAGAACGAGGCGCTCCCGCGCTTCCGATAATGCAAGGGGTTTAACCATTGGCGGACCTAACTCTTTACGAGGCTTTCGACGCGTTGTCGCTCAAACTGGCCGAGCTCGTTACGGATCCAGTAACGACCATTATCGGCGAGAATTTCCAGAGGAGCAATGACGCCCCGCCGGATCTCCCTTATCTGGAGCCTCAATTCATCTCGACGCCCCGCCGGAACACGCAGACGGAGCAAGAGGTACCTTACGAGGCCGGTATATTTCAGGTCTCGATTAACTTCCCGCGCGGCTCCGGTCTCGGGACGTGGATAAAGATCGCGGGGCAAATTAAGGAGCATTTCCCGACGGCTACCGTTTTGCGCCGCAACGGAGTCGAGGTAAAAGTATCGGGAGCGGTGAGAATACCGGCCCCGCTTTATGATGGAGACAAGGCGGCTATTCCGGTTCAAATACCGTTTACCGCGACGTAAGGAGAGAAAACATGGGTTATCGAGGTCACTCGCATAAGGGGCGCCGCCTCTTTATCGCCGTCACAACCGAGGGCGGATCAGTTCCGGAGGTCCATAACGACGACCTTACGGAGTCCGAGTTCAAGGCTCTAAATTGGGTTGAGATCACGGGCGCCGGAACGGTCACGCCGTTCTCAGCGGTCGAGTCTACTGCATCGTTTACGCCTCTTAATGGCGTCGACATGAAAGATAAAGGCAACATTAACGCCGGAACCGCCGAGCAGATCTGGGCCATTATGGCCGATACCTCCGACGGATCTCGTCCACCAGGTCAAACCGCAATTATCGCGGCGGGCGAAACTGACGATTTCTACGCGTTTTATACGCTCGAAAAAGACGCGCCGGACGCTACGTACAACGGCTCCCGCTCGTTCTCTCGGGCGCTCGTTCCGAAGATTCAAAAGCCGGAAGGCAAGGGCGAGGACTTTAAAACGGAGATGACGACGCTCGAGCTCGTACAGCTTCCGATTCATGTGGCGCCGGAGCTCATTGCGTAACGCCGCAAATTTTGAGAAAAAAGGAGGCGCTCCAGATCGGGGCGCCTTTTTTGATGGAGTGAAAAATGGATTTCAATACGATTACCTCGAAGCAGTACGAGCTTAAAATCAAGTCACCGGTGGACGGCGAATTTTCCGGCCTGACTGTAAACCTCATTTCATTAAACGAGGACGGCCCTAAGCAGCTCTCAGAGGAACACGCGGAACGGAAATCCGAAGCTATCGCCAACGGGCGCCCGCTCTCTCAGAAAGCGCAGCAAGAGCACGCTAAAGACCTTTTTGCGGCTTGCGTCGTTTCGTGGGAATGGGGCGAGGCCGCCGACGGGAAAATGGCCAGCATTGGCGGCGAGACGCCGGAATGTACTCCGGAAAACGTCAAAATGATGCTGGAGAAATTCCCGTGGTTTTATTCTCAGGTATTCACAGCCGCGAGAAAAGAGGCAAATTTTTACCAAGTATCGGGCGCGAAATCGCCGAAAAAGTAAGGGTTTTCGTTCGATACAGGACTCCGGACTGGAAGGGAGAGACCAGAGCAGAGCGAAACGCCCGCTTTGGCCAGCCCGTACCAGTCCTCCCGAAATGCCCAAACGGCGGGCGAAAACTCTGGAAGGCCTTTTGGTTCCTAAGTGACCAGAGGAGCGCGCCGAATGAACCAATAACGCTCGCCGATATTCGGGAATATAACGACCATATCGGCGGACGACTGAACCGAGCGGAGCGGGAAATGATCCGCTTCATCGACACCGAGTACCGGAACCAGTATTCTCAAGAGAAATCGGACGAATACGAAAGAAGGCGCTCTCTCGATGGACTTCGCACCTCTCGGAATAAGAATTGACTCCTCGGAGGCCGTCGGCGCTACGGCGGACCTCCGAGACTTCAAGATCTCAGCACAAACAGCAGAGCAAGCCGTAGAGGCTCTGGAGCAAGCGACGGAGCAGCTATCGCCGACGCTGGACCGAGCCGGAACGGAAGCCGGAGGCGCGGCCTCTGATTTCTTTACCTTTGGAACGGCCTCCGACTACCTCATAGGATCGCAGAGGGCTCTAGCGGGATCCACCGACGCCGCAGCTCGCGAGATTATCGACCTCACGACGTCGGCCAGGCATTCCGACGCAGCTATGCAGCAACTCGCCGAGGCGTCCGCGATGGCGTCCGCCGAGGAGCTACAATTATCCATTGCAGCGATTAAGGCGGCGCAAGCTAATAACACGCTGGAAATGTCGACCGAGGAGGCTACCCAAGCGATTCGGATCATGAATGCCGCAATGGAGCAAAGCCAAAAGTCTATTTCTGCGACAAATCGCAGAATGGGGTTAATGGCGTTCCAATTGAACGACATTGGCGTCTCGCTCGCCTCCGGCATGAATCCGCTTATGGTATTCGTTCAACAGGGCTCGCAGATCGGCCAAATGTATGGCACGGGGACCGGTGGAGCGGCTACGGCGCTCTCTGATCTTAAAACGATGGCGACGTCGGCGATTGGCGCGCTTGCTCCTATGGCGCCCGTTCTCCTCGGGATTGGTGCAGCTATCGCGGCGACTACGGTCGTCGTCGGAGGCCTGTCTACTTCCATCAACGAGACCACGGACGAGTCCGTAACAATGGGCGACACAATCGCGGCGATTGGTGAGCTCGCGGTAGAGGCGATTTCCGACACCGTGGCGCCCGCTTTCGAGGCATTGGCTCCGGTGGTCTCCTCAGTCTGGCAATTTATCCAGACGAGCACGGCAACGCTTATAAACTGGTTTGTGCGCGGCTGGTCTATTCAGGTCGAAACCGTCAAAACGCTCTTTAACGGCCTCGGGATCGCTATCGGTGGATCCATCAATAACTTATTGGTCGAGTTCTCCGAGCCTATCGAGGCGTTTATCGGGGACATTGTCGACGACGTTAACACGCTGATTCGCGCCCTAAATAATATTGTCGGTACCGACTTCTCGGAGATCCCGTTCGAGGGTTTCGACGTACAAGCGCGAAACATTACCGCAGAGCTCCAAGCTCTCGGGGCGGAATACCTTAACACGGTCGAGACGATCAATAACACGGATTACGCGGGCGACGCCCTCGGAGCTATCGGAGAACGCGCTGTAGCCCGCGCCAGAGCTCGCCGTATGGAGGAGGAGGCCGACGAGCGGGAGGCAGCGAGCCGAGCCGCAGAACGGGCCGCTAGAGAGCTCCAGAGGCTCGAGGACCAACTCGCCGCGAGACAAGAGGCGAATTATGTCGCCCGCCTCCAGTCCGAGGGGCAGCTTATCGACCTCGCGGAATACCGGTTAAATCGCGAAATTGAGCAGATTAACGAGCTCGCAGAGCAGACAATAGCGGCGGGCGCCAATGCGGCGGAAGTCGAGGCGACGCGCGCGCAATCAATAGCCGACGCCAGGATCTCGACCGAGAACACAATCGCCGATATTCGCGAGAGAGCGGCACAAGAGGAGGCCGACCGTCTACAGGCGGCCACCGACGCCAGGATCCAAGCGGAGCAACAGGTTCAGGACTTCCGCGAGGCTCTGCGACAACAGGGCGTTATTACGGCGGACATTTCCGCGTCCCCGTTTGCCGACGAGGCGCAAGCGTTCGGAGTAGAAGACCAGATCGCCGACGCAATGAGCCGAGAGGAGGAGCGACTCGCTCGCCTCGACGCCGTGTACGCCGATTTAATCGCGACCTATGCCGGAAACGAGGAGGAGATTACGAGGCTCCTCCAAGAACAAGAGGACGCGCGCGCGGCTATCAGGGAAGCCGGAACCGAGGAGCAGGGCGAAATTATCGCCAATGGACAAGCGACCATTGTCGCGACGTTCTCCGCGGGGCTCTCCAAAATGACGCAAACGCTAGAACAGGCGTTAGGCGAGGGTAACGATCTCTATAAGGCGTTTCTATTTGCTGACTCCGTCGCGAAAATGTTCCAAGCCGCTATGAATATTCAAGTAGCGATTTCGCAAGCGATGACTCTCCCGTTCC